TTAGTTCCGTTTCTTACTATTGTTTGCATTGTTTTCTCCTTTATGCTTTTAAGCCTTAATTAATATTTTATTTGCAGATAAGGCTTTACCTGCTACGACACTAGGATCAGAAGCAGTTGATGATATCGTACCATCTGTACTTATATAAACATCACTGCCTGCTGTTAATCCTGTATATCCTGATTGTTCTCCGCCCATAACAACTATTTCTGCTTGCTCATCATCAGCTACTGTTTTAGTTGCTATACCTACAAAATCTTCACTATTTGGGCTTGTAGCTTTAAGTGGATATATGTCATTATCTCCATCATCTGAGCCATATGTGTGAGCCATGTACCTACCAAGATCAGGGTTGTATGCTAAACTACCCTTTCCTCCTGTTGCCCTACCATCTTCTAAGATTTTTGCGGTTGCAAAAGTTATGTCAGTTCCTGATATAGTACCTCTTTTTAATGTTTCAAGATTGCTATTAGCAGTATCAGAGTACATAAGTGTTATAACATTATTACCTTCTGGTACTAGAGTAGCGGCAGAAGAAGGCATTTTACCACCAACGTCTACAAAAGTACCTAAAGAAACATCTGTGCCTGATATAGTGGCTACATTTGCTCTAATAGTATTATCAAAACCTGTTCCTTGAGGCTCTGAATACACCAATAAATGTTTACCACTACTTGAATCAAATGCTAATCTAGGATTTGAAAAAGTATCATTGTTTGCAACATTGCCTGAAATATAAACAGGAGTTCCATAACTTATAGTATTACCAGAAAGAGAACCTACTACAACACGCACACCTGGATTAGTGCTTCCTGCTCTCTGCCATGCTAATAAAAATTTACCCTGTGTAGCATCATAAGATACACTACTTGTACTGATTGATGAAGTATCATCTACAGTTACCTCATCTTGAAAAGCAACTGATTTATTTCCTGCTGTTATAACACCTAGCCTAGAAGCAACAAATAGATTACCGCCACTGTCTTTAAATAAAACTAAAGCTCTACCACCACCTGCCGCAACAGACGTAACATCTCCAAGATTATCTGATGCAAACACTACGGCTGTGCCTTTAGAATATGTTGTACCACTTATAGCACCTATTACCATAGTTCCGTAGTTACTGTTAGCTTTGTCTCTATATATAGTAACAATCATTCCTGTAGAAGCATCATAAGCAGACCTAACAGAATCTCCATTTGCAGCAATTTCTACTGGATTAGTAACAGTTAAAGAACCATCTGAGGCTTGCGTAAATACATAAGCAGAAAGTTTAGGAGAATCAAGACCATTATTAACAGTACCTGCGCCTGGAATTGACATAAAATATTTATCTGAGGAAGTATCGTAAAGTAAAGTAGAAATACCTGCCATACCATTATGGTTTAAATCAGTTTTAGTTCCTACAACCCATTCTACATTACCTGTAGCAGATATTGCTTCTGCATCTCCAGAACTATTTATTATAACTCCTTTACCTACAGTAATTGCACCATTTGCAGTAGCATGTATGTAGTTATCTTGTTCTTTAGTTAATAGTATTTCAGTAGCTGAGATAGCTTTTCCTAAATAGTGTTCTCCTGTAGCATTGCCTGTTTTACCTACAGCACCTGCACCATTTGTATAATAATGATCTTCTATAGTAAGAGAACTATGCCCTTCAGATAAACCACCAGGTATAACTATTTTACCTGTAGCACCATCTGATATAGCTGCCGCAGATACTCCTAGATAGTTTCCGTTGTCTAGGCTTGTGGTTGCTGAGGATGTCGTACCAAAAAAAGTAGTAGTGTAAGCTATTTTATTACTGTCTCCTGCATCTCCTATAGAAAATAAAACACCCTTACCTGCTGCTCCTGAACCTGAACCTGTATTCATACGATTATCTGAAGAACTAATTACTGCTCCGTTTGCTACACTAAAGGAAGAGGCACTAGGAGTTATAATTTTATAAGTTGTATAATCTGAGTTGTCATCATCTCTATAAAGAAAAATAATTTTATTTGTATCTTCATCAAAAGCTACTTCAAAGTAATTACCGCCAGAATCATTACAATCCCATATATCAGCCTCACCTGCAAAAGTAACAGCATTAGTTCCAGAATTAATAGAAGCAATAACACCTCTTACTGTTCCTCCTCCATCTCGGAAAGCTAAAAATGTTTTGTTATTTTCAGTATCATAACAACCTGAAACATAATTTACATTATCATTACCATTCCATTTTGTTCCTGTACCTGCTGCAATAGTTGGTGAACCTGCTGTGCCACTTGCTTGAAGTACCCAAGCATAACCATCATCACCTTGTGCTCCATTAAATGTTGCATACATTGCTCTATCTGTATCAGGGTCATATATTAAACTACCTTTTGACGCATGAGCATTTGTAGCTTCTAATTGTAATTCACTACTTATTGTATTAACACTACCATTAGCATTAATAGAAGCCGACCTTGCATAAGTTTTAGAACCACTATTATCTCGTGAATAAACCATAAATACTTGGTCTTGTGTAGGTGAGTATTCTATTTTTAAACCTGCACCACTAGTTGCAGATCCTTGTATAGCACCATTGGCTGTTTGAGTAAATGAAGTACCTGATATAGTGCCTACATACATATATATATCACCACTACTTGAAAGCCTATAAAGTACATAAACCCTTCCATCACCTGAAGTTATAACAGGGTATGAGTCAATAGAATTTCCAGAAATAGCAACAGGAGTTCCCCAAGTAACAGTACCATTAGACCATGTACCTGCTACTATTGAGGGATAATTTGAATTACTTGTGTCTGAAAATACAACAACATAAGTACCAGAAGTAGCTTCATAAGTACTTTGAGTCCACGCATTTCGAGCTCTATCTCCACCAGTACCATCTATATCTGTTACAGCTTTTGCAGTTGGACTTGTGTTTGTTGAGCTTGTAGTAGTTTCTGCAACTTGTTGTGCTTTACCTGCAGAAGTAAGTACAACTGGTTTTCTAATAGCTATCGCACCATCTGCGACTCTATCTACAGTTCCGCCACCTGCTTGATCTACCCAATCTAGGGCTAAAGAACCATCAGTTTTAAGAACTTGATCTGCACTACCGTCTGCATTAGGAAGTATAAATACTTTATTTGCTGCTACAGAATCAGGTGCTTTAAATCCTACATAATGTGCTCCGTTAGCCGCTAACTCTTGGAATCTTAATTCTGTACCATTTCCTGCACTTGTGCCGTGAGGTGCTAAACTAAGACCTGTTGCAGCTACAACTGCTGTAGTGTCATTACCATCTTCATCATACTCTATGGTAAAGTTTTGATCTGAGCCTAAAGCTATCTTTTTATCGTCTGCAATATATAAATTACCCCACTCAAGAGAAGTAGTACCTAAATCTGCACCGCCTGAAGCGTCTGGCACAACAGAAGTTTCTGCTGTAAATATATTTGTTCTAATTCCTGAAGTACCATTATCAATAGCACCAAAACCTGCAGCAATAGAACCTCCGCCTAAAGCACCTGTAGAAGTAATATTAGTCTGTGCTGCAGTTTGTAATGTACCTGTAATGTTACCAAATATTGCATTGCCTACAGTACCGCTAAATACTTCGGAAGAATTTGTTGCATCTGGTACAAATGTAAATGCACCTGCAGAATCATCATAACCAAAGAAACCTACTTTAGCTGCACTACCTGTGTGCCATTTAAACTCAATGCCTCTGTCTTTATTGTCATCATTAGAAGCATTTCCATCTCCACCTAAAGTAAAAATAGGATCATCAACAGTTACTGTAGTAGAGTTCACAGTTGTTGTAGTTCCGTTTACAGTAAGATCACCACCTACCGTTAAAGCACCCGTAGTAGTAACAGTGTCTATAAAAGCGTCTTTCCATCTAACACCTGTCGTACCCAAATCTACATCGCTATCTGTTTCTGGACCGAATATACCATCAGCTACATATACTTGTTCTGCATTGTTTGCATATAAATGTATTTCGTTTACTGTTTCAAAATCAATTTTAGTTTCGTTATCTTCACCAATTTTAATATCTGTTGCAAGTAGAGATGTAACGGTTGTTTGAGCAGCGTTTATTGCTAAGTCTATAGTGTTGTCTGCTGCTTGATAAGTAGCAGTAATACCTGTTTCGGTGTTTCCTGAAAATAAAGCACCTGCAGTATCTTCTATGGTTACCGCAAGAGTTGTACCATTAATAGTAATAGCGTCAGCTTCTAAAGTACCGTGTATAAATGCGTCTTTAAATTGCAGACTACTACTACCTAAATCAATATCAGCATCTGTTACAGGTAAAAGAGCACCATCTATTAACTTAATTTGGTCTGCTGCACCTGCCCTAAATAAAATAGTATTATCCGTTGCAAAATCTATATCGTTGTCAGAATCTCTACCTACTACTAAACTAGTATTTAGTACAGAAGTAATAGCAGTTTGTGCTCCTGATGCTCCTGAATCAGCAGCCCACGATATAGTACCTGAACCATTTGTTTTTAATATTTGATTAGCTGTACCGTCTGTTCCTGGTAAAGTTACAGAAGTAGTACCAAAACCTATTGCATCAATGTATGCTGTGCCATCTACATATATATTTTTAATTTCTTTTGTTGCTGTACCAATGTCTACAGTATCATCTGTTATAGGCTCTAGTATGCCTGCACTTGTTATTTTTAAATATTCTGTTAGTGTGCCATTTAAAGATGTAGAGAATACCATAGAAGAATCTTGTGAAGCTCCCGTAGATGTAAAGGAAGCCTCTTTTTTAACTGCTATTTTAGCAGCATCAACTGTGTTTCCGCCTGTGTCTTCTAAATCAAATCTAAGAGAAGCTATACCTGTTGTGTCTGCAGCGTCACTTTCGTTTCTAATAACCAGACCTACAAACTCTCCGTCAGTATCTTGTGTAGATAATATTGATGCACTACCTACAGGTTTAAATTTAATGTCTTCCCCAGAACTACCAGTAAAATGATAACCGTTTACATTTATAATACCACCAAGCTGTGTTAAGTTAGAAGCATTAGTTATAGCGTCATCTACATATACTTTTCTTGCAGCATCGCCATCTGCACTAGGAGCAGCAAGACCTGTAATAGAATTACTACCCATAGCTAAGTTACCACTCATAGTAGTGCCTGCAAGGGTATCTATATTAGCTGTACCGTTAATATGAATGTCTTTAAATTGTAAACTTGATGTACCTAAATCTACATCGTTGTCTGTGACAGGTTTAATAACGCCATCAGCAAAAGTAACTTGAGCAGTACCTCCTGCAGTAAATGACATTTCATCTGTGCCTGAGAAGTATAGACCTTGATTTGTATCACCTGTATTTGTAATTACTGGAGCACTTGCAGTGCCGTCAGGTAAAGAAAGTACACCTGCAGATAAAGAAGCACCTACATGTATTTCAAGAGTATCTACGTATGCAGTGCCATCTATATGTATATCTTTAAATTGTAAAGAACTTGTACCAAGATCAATGTCATTACTAGTTACTGGAACTATTGCACCGTCTTGTATACGTAGTTGTTCTACAGCAGAAGAAGATACTTGAACAAAGAATCCGTGTCTGTTATTAGATGTGTCAACTACTACTTTATTTAAAGCATCAACATCTGCTAAAATACCTACATATGAACCTTCAGTAGAAGAACCGTCATGGTTGTGACCTCCACTAAACGCAAATGCCGCTAATACTGCATCAAACTCACTGTTGAGTGGGGCTGCTGTAATTGTTTCCCCATCTGCAATACTACTAGAACTCTGTCTCGCATAACCTGCCATTATCTTAACCCTGCCTCCTGATACTGAATTGCAAAACCAAATATACTATAAGGATTTGCACTGCTTACTGTTACAAAACGTAACAACATAGAATTTCCTGAACCTTGTATTCCTTGTTTAATAACTGCTTTAGTTGCACCACCATATACAAAACCTGCTGTGTCATACTCTGTTGCGGTGTCTCTATATTCTGCTTTAGCTCCTTCAGATGCTATAGTGTAGTCTGTTGGACTAAATACATCTGCATCATCCCAGTCATAATCTGCAGTAACTAAAAAATTATTATCCCCTTCAGGTCTAGTAAATATACTTACTTTACTAAACAGTTTTCTTAATTGAGGATTACCAAAATCTAAAAAAGGTGTTTTGTAAGAAGCAAATACATTAGTTCCTCCAAATGTTCCACCTTTTTCTTGTCTATACACTTTGCCATCATAGTCTCCGTGTAAAACAAATTCATCATCCCCTATAAAACCACTAGTTGCACAAGAAGCTCTAAAACCTCTTATGTCTCCAAATTCCCACCCTGACCTTTGGTCTGATGTTCTTAATGATCCTATAAATCCTGCTGTGCTTGTTGCACTTAAATTTGATTTGCCAAACATATATCTAAACTGTGATTTTTCTTTTATTACTACGCTAGTTAATTGGTCGTATGTAAAATCAATATCTATTAATTGTAAAGCATTTTGTATTGGTTTGGATATTGTAGCTAACTCAACGTCACCTATTTTTTCTGTAGATTGTAATGTTCTTATACCATCAGGTCCTAAAAACAATACGTCTCCACCAATTTCTATTATGCTATCACTTGCTAGACACCCTACACTACTTGATACTTCTGCTAAACTAAAATTAGCTGTTGAACTACCTGTTAATTTTTTTATGTCAGTTTTACCAAAGATATAAAGAGCATCTCTAAATCTCTTTACTCCCATAATGTCAAAACCTACATTAATAACTCCTGCTCCACTAGCAGCCGTAAAATCATTGTCACTATTAGGTGCAGTAAATACTAATAATTGAGTAGCTTGACTCATTCCTGCAAAAAACAAATGACTTCTATAGGTTTCTGCAAATTTAGCATTATCTACATCAGACGATCCGTTTAGTTTTGTCCATGTAGTACTTACTAATCTCATAGGAAAATTAATACCGTCTGTTAGTATTAATGTTTTATTTCCTGTAAAGGAATGGTTTAACGTTCTTACTTTTCCTATACTAGTAGCAACCTGCCCTGCTGTCAAGCTAGTTGATGCCCAACCTGACCCAGAAACATATTTTAATACATCGTAATCATTTCCTGATGCTTTCTGTCTAGCTGCATATATAGATTCATCGTATATTGCTAGTCCTAATATTTTTCCTGTTCCTGCAGGAGTATGGTACGTAGAGTCTAAAGATTCATATCCACTTACTCTTCTGTAACCACCAAATTGACCTACTTCAAAATTAACTAGTGCTGTAGCAGCTCCTGGTAAATTGTCACTAAGAGCTAAATAGTTTTCGTTAGTGTACAAACCTCCGCCAGATAATATTTTTGCTACCTGTAACCTATCAGTCATTGATTATGTCACTAACTCTAGTATCACGCATTCTAATATATCTATTTATTAAGGTAGAACGCATGTAATCTATTCCTTCTTCAAAAGCTCTAGCAGACCTATCTGCTTGCTCTATGTTATCTCTCATCATGTACAAATGATACAACGCACCATCTATTAAAGTATTTTTATACTGAGAAGGTACTTCAGGAACAGAGTCTGATGTTTCTAGTTCCGTAGGTGATTTGTAATATGTGTACTTTAATGCATACGCTTTATCAGGAGTAGGGCTAACTCCTAATTTGTAATCAGGGGTTAAATAAACATATATAGGAGTATCATAATCTCCTGAATTTCTTTGTTCATCTCTTGCTTTATGCTTATCTATGTATTCGTCATAAGTTAAAGGTATTAACCTTCTTTCTTCTACGTTAAGTGTGTCATTTCTATCTATAAGTACAGTATCTATATCAACGCTCATAAAGCCTGTAGTTACTGCGTATTCGTTTGTCCCTGCTGTAAGAGTCTGACTAGTAGAACCGTATGCAAAGCTCCACTCTCTATCTCTTGTAAATATATCTCTTTGTGAACTGTTTATAGCGTCTTTCACTAACGCTTGTACACCTTTAGCTGCACTAAAATTTGAAGCAGTCATTTCTACTTCATTAATACGTCTTAATGTTTCGTTTGTTACTGTAAAAAATGTATATGCCATATATTAAATGTAGGAGAGGCAAGAAATACTCACCCCTCCTAATCCTAAACTAAATCTATACTAAGTCTCTAGCTGCGACAGTTCTACCTGCTTGTTGGGTAGAAATATCGGCTATGACTGCATAAACTCTAAGCACACCACTAACCATAGCAGTGTCTGTTGCCGCAACTTTTACGTCAATAGTATCTGCTGCAGTAAGTAGAGCAGTAAATGTATTAGCTGCTGCTGTATTTATTATATTGCCTTGTCCGTTAGAACCTATAGCAGGATAACCTAACGTAGCCAAATCGGCTGCGTCAAGAATATCGTCTCCTGCTGCAAAATCTATGTCTGCTGTAGGTGTACCACCAGTAAAAGCGGTAGTTACTTCTGCACCTGCAGTAAGAACAATAGTTTCTGCAGGGACTTCAAGTACTTGAAAAATGTCGCCACTAGCTACATTGGCAAATAAGCCATCTGCTACTAGTTTAGCTACATCTAATTCTTTTTCAATTACATAAATTCCCCTTCGGTTACTTGGAAAGTCTGTTGTTGAGCTCGCACTAACGCCTGTAGTGGAACTAGCTGTTAAATCAAAAGTCGCCATGTTTTATCTCCCTTACGCTGCGTTATAAACGGCAGTTACAATGCCTTCAGGTCTAAGTATTTTCCTTCCGTACATCTGCATTCCTCTGACGATGTCAGCGAATGAATCAGGGTCACGGTAAGATTCTACTTTATTGATCTGAGACGCAGTAGCTACTGCTGAACTATGTCCTGCAACAATAATACCATAGTTAGTAAGCTGATTGCTTGAACCAGAAGTTCCTGGACCAGTGCCAACTGAAGGTAGATTTGCTGAGACATATACGTCAAAACCATAAATGCTTCCGACTGAAAGACCACTTGTGAGTCCACCTTTTTTTGCGGTGTCATCATTTAATAGTCTAGAGTCTTCGTCTGATAATAGTTCAACGAATACTGGGTCGACAACTAAGAACCTGCCTGCTGAATCTACTTGTTGTTGATTCAATAGTCTAGCCATTCTAGAGATTACCTGAAGAGGTGACGCAGTACCTGTAGGTAGTGCAGTCGCTCCTGGCATTCTTGGTACTAGAGGGATAGAATGTGTTCCTGCAGAACTAGTAGTGATATTACCGAATGAACCCTTAATGAGTTGCATTGAAGATAATAATTCATCACTGCCTGCTGTGTCGACAGCTTTAGTTCCTGATACTACGTCATTTGCAGTATCCGCAACTGTATTTAAAGCTGATTGTTTGTAACCAGATAGATAGCCAAGAACTTCTTGATCGTACTGATCACGAAGTCTATAACCTGCTCTGTCTGATGCCATACTTTCAAAATTTACATGAGAGTGAGCTTCCTCAATATCATCCATTTTAAAAGCGAAGTAGTTTGCCTGATCTACAATTAAGCTAAAATCCTCATCGTCTAAGTCTTGTGGTGTGACTGTAGTACCACGAGAGTAAGCTTTAACTGTTATTTCGGGCTCTTTAATGATACGCACTGTATCACCAAAGTTTGCAATTTCTCCAAAGTAGTCATTATTAGTAATTGATTCAGCAACTGAACTCTTACGAAAAGCTTGTTGAACCTTTTGACTATAAATAACTGGAGAGAAATTACCATTAGGTAGGTTTGAATAACCTGACGCTACTTTAAAAGCCATCTGTTTCTCCTTTTAATTGTTAGAGGCTAACAAACGATAATTCCACTTGATAAGAGCCGATGCTGAAAATGGGTAGCTATAAATAGGACCATAACATCAGGTAGCCTGAGTAGGATTTCATTTGAATGTGGTAGAGTAGAGAATAAAAATATTCTGGTCTACACGAATGTGTATTTGTCTATACATACACAAAAATATTAATTTGTCAAGCAGTTAAGGTATTAAGCTCTAGCTGCTCCACTTACATCGTATATAAATTTACCTGAACGAATTGCTTTACTAATAGTATCTTCGTTAGCTGAGTATTCTTGAGAAGTCATTTTTGCTACTTCTGATTCTAATATGCTATCTGAACTAGATGCACCATTATCAGGAGAAGAAGAACTTCTAAGGTTTACTGCTCTTGCAGCATCTTTTTTAGATGGTTTCTTTTTGGTTGTTTTTAATCCCATATCAGCTTTGTACAAATCTATTGCACGAGAAGCGGCACGAGGATCGTCTTCGTTTTCATAAAGAGCTTTTTGAATGTAATCAGGCTGTTCTTCTGCCCATTCATGGAACTGGGGATTATCTCTAATTTCTGTAAAATCAGGATGTATTTGTAAAAGTTCCATTTCAGCACGTTCTCTTGTAGTCATTCTTTCTCTTTCTGATAACGAGTTTAATCTTTCTTCAATGTCTTTGTTTTGTTCTACTGCTTTTTTCATTGCAATAGTTTCTACAATTTTAGCAACATCAGGATACTCAGAAGCCCATGCATCAATTTCTTCATCTGATTTAGGTAGTTTCATTTCTTTTTTAGTAGCTGACGTTAATTGTTTTTTTAAGTCTGATAATTCTTTATCTTTAGCTTCTGTAGTTTTTTGCATGTGTCTACGCAAATCACCATAACGTTTTTTAAATGATTCGTCTTCAGGTCCACTAGAAGGTTGTTCTAATCCTTCTGAGTCTTCAGATTGACTATTTCTTAATTTTATCTCTTCTTCAGCAGCCAGATCTTGCATAGTAGGCTCTGCTCTTTGGTATCTTATAGGCTTTTGCATTATAGTATCGCCTGTGTCTTCATCTCTTTTTATTACTGTTTCTTCGTTTGACATTTACGTCTCCTTGTTGGGGCTACTTAGTTGCCTATTGCTAGGGGTCAGTAGGTAGCCATAAACTAAGCATTGCTGCTTAGGGCTAAGTAGTTAGTCTACTTAAATAGTCATATCTGTTCCGTTTAATAACATTAAATTATTTACTACAGGAAGTAGATTACCATAACCTTCCTTAATATAGTAATTTTTAGCATCGGGATAAATATCTGCATAATAATTTATTTTTTTTATATTGTCATTAATTTGTTTTAGGCTTAATGTTTTCATATTAGAAATTTGAGGATCTAATATTTCTTTATCAAAATCACGACCAGGATATGCCTTATCTCTATTAAATAAAGGATTTATACTACTAAATTTAGTTGGGTCGTCAGATGTTAAAATACTTTCTTTATAGTTTTGATTATAGTCTAAACTTTTGTTGTACGTATCAGGGTCAAGAGCTTCTAAAACACTTAAAAATTCAGAAGCTTTGTTTAAGTTAGCAAGTTTCTCATCTACTGATAAAGTAGAATCTGCAGGATTAAAACTAGATACTACCTTTAATACTGCTCCTTCTTTTGACATAGAAGAATCACGATTTTCTATAGAATCAAACTCATCTTGATAAAATAATTTTTTTGTATTTTCTGCTTCTGCTATGTCTAGAGCTGCATCTGCATCTTGTTTGTTAGATATTCTAGATTGAGTATTTAATTTTTCTTCTTCTGAAAGATCATCAAATATAAGACTTTGTAAATCTTTGTCTTTTATTATAGCTTTTACATTAGCTGTATCAAATTTCATTATATCCATAAAATCATCATTTCCTGTAAGTATTGATAATCTTTCTCTCATGTCAACAACATTAGATGAAGGAGCTGTAACTATAGTAGTATCAGCCTCTGGGTATTTTTCCATTCCTTCTTCTGGTCTGCTTCTTGAATAGTCTCCAAATACTACAGTCGTAGCCACATCTTTAGAATCTTTTATTGATTTTTTTGATTCTTCTTCTGAAGGAGGGGCTTGCTTTTCTGTTTTTCCTGTTTTTCCTGCTGCATATTCATATGTTTTATCATGTTTTTCTGCTGCAACAAGAGAGTCAGCAAATGTATTAGTTAAAGTATCTGTAGGTCTTCCAGAGCTAATGCCTGCTCTGTAATCAAATGTTCCGCCAAAGTCTCCGTTAAATCCTGTGTCTCTAGTACCTGTAACTGTAACATTTTCAAGACCTCCTCCCCCACTTAGTTTAGGAGTAGAATTAAATACTTGTTTTGTTTGTTCTTGAACATTAAGAGGCGCAGCAGGCTCACGATTTGTAGGTGCACCGTACAAACTTCCATTAGCTCCGCCCCAAGGTTCTGTAGTTATACCGCCTTGGTTACGACCAGGTATAGTTATTGCTTTATTTACTCCAGAAACATTATTTATGTACGTATTTAATAATTTATTATTTGCGTATGTAGAAGGGTCGGCTATATAAGGTTTTGCTCCACCGTATCCTTGATTATACATAGTAGCAGATTCTATTATAGTAGGTTTTCTTTTATTGTTTCTTTCAAATCTTTTATTTAAATATTCTAAATAATTTAAACTTGCATTTACTTGCCCTAATTCATCTAATTTATCATAATCTTTTGCAGCCTCTGCCATGTACACATCATGTTCAGGAGTATCTTTTTCAGGGACAGGTTTATATTTTTTTTGATATACTTGAGAATCTACAAATGCACCTAGTTGTATTTGTAAAGGTCCTTTGGCTGCTTCGTGAAAAAACTGACCTCCACTGGATTCTGCATATAAGATAGAATATACATCGGGGTAAGAAACATTTTTATTATCTTTTGTAAAATTTTCTATAGCAGATATAGACTCTGGCTTTAATTTATTTTCAACTTTATAGCTTCCTTTAAGTGAGGTATTGTTAAAATTTACATATTCATTAAATTTAGTATTGTCTCGTAATTCTGTATCAATAGGTATTTTGGTTTCTATAGCGTCATAATTAGGTTCGTTTTCTTTTACAGTGTTTTCTGTAGTCATGCCATTAGCGGCTTGTGGTATCACTGTTCCCCCTTCACGTAAAGACGCAGTAAATCGTTCACTGTCTTTGTTACGCAAAGAGTTTTGAAAAGCTACATTTTTCATTAAATAGGAGCACCTTCAGGCATAGTAGGACCTAATAAACCTTCAGGAGCTTCTTCTTGTGGGCTCACTAATTGACCTTCTTGATCCATTACATTTAAACCATCAAGAGCATTCTTTCTCATTTTTTCATACTGAGCTAGACCGTGATACCTAACTACATTAGCAGGTACTACAAGTTCTCCTTCAGATAATAAAACGAGTTGATCATCTGCTACTTCTTCTGCAGTTGCACCAGGAGGTGCTACAGTTATCCCTAAGCTTTCTGCTTCTTGTGCCATATCAGGGGATACAGATCCTGCCCTTTCTTCTGATGGAGGTGGGGGTGGCATACCGCCCATAGGTGACATTGCTATGTTTCCTTCTGCAGCCTTTCTTATATATGCTCCACCTGATCTTAATTCATTTGCGTTTACCATGTACTTTCCTTTGTTTGCCATTACAGTTCTTCCTGCCATCCCTTTTTTATTTTGGTCCTTAGCTAATTTATCTAATTCTATAAAAGCGTTATACGAAGCTAGACTTTTAGCATCAGGATTTATTTTTGGACTAACCTTAGTATTCATTTTTGCTTTATTAACTAAAGGATTGACTCTAGGTCCTCCTTTATTTTCATCACCTACGGGTGTTATTATATTTTTATTTTCTGCCATATTATTTCTCCTTTGCTGACTGAATAGCTTCTTCTCTTATTGTTAAAAATCGTTGAAGCTCTTGAATTGATCCCTGTAGTATATGTATCTTACAATGATCTACCTCTCTATAAAGATTCTTTGTTTGAGAATCTATCCTGTTTTTAACATATTGAGAGAGGGCTTCAAGATGCTTAGGATCGTTTAAACACGGTAATAATTTTCTAGCTGTTTCTTTTATCATTGTATTCCTTCATTGCTTCCAACAGGAGGTGCGGAAAATCCTTCCATACCAGGCTCAGGTGCTCCACCTGGTCCTATGTTACCATTACCTGTTTGAGCAGGATTAGTAGAAGCAGGTATACCGCCTCCTTCTGGTGCTGTTGGTTGAGGTGCTTGTTCAGCAGGTCCTGCAGGCATCATTCCTGCAGCTTTCATAACTTCTGCTTGTCTCACAGCCTCTCTTTCATCGTTTACAAATTTCTCAGCATCAAGATCAAATGCATGAGCAATCTCTCTTAATATTACAGGAAACTTTATAAAAGGTGCTAATGTAGGAGAACTGCCTATCTGCATAAGTTGTATAAGTCTTTGACTTCTTACTTCATTACGCATAAGACTTTCTGTACCTCTAGCCTTTACTTCTATATCGCCTTTTATTTCTGGATCATAATCAAACTGTTGATTAAAAGCGTAAAAGGCTTCTCCTAATGGCTGTAGTAAATAGTCATCAATATTTTTAATAACTGTTTTAATAGATAACTGAGCAGCACCCATTAGCATAGATATGCCTGATGCTGTTCTACCTACTCCAGTAACTCCTGTCTGACCATGTGAGAAAGAAGGTATTCCTGTAGCTTCATCTGCAAGTACCCTAGCCTTATCAAACATCTGCATGTTTTGATTTGACACATTAGGATAACTAGTAGCAAATAAAGACTGACCAGGTGCTCCACCTTGCCTTCTAAAAATTTTACCAGGATAGAGCTCTAAGTCCTGCCCTGGTACGAGATTAGTTTCGTCAATCTCAAATATAAGATTTCCTGCTAACACAGCGTTGTCTACCGCCATACGCATAAAACCATTCATTAGTTGCTGAGTGTCTGCCATATTTTCTGCTAGACCTACTCCATAAAAACTATATGGATTTAACTCAAAAGGAGCAGCAAAATAAGGAATCCTATTAGGAACGAAAGGGTTAATCGCCAATCTAAGGATTTTACCATTGCCAACCCAGGCATTAATTTGGACTGTATCCATGTCAGAGTATTCGTCAGGAATATCAAGACCTGCATCTTCTGCAATATCTTTATCAATATTTCCCCAATACTCGTAGACTTCAAACCTATCCACACTATAACTTTTTGTATCTTCGTCTTCAACTTGTGTCTCCCACCATTTACGGACATAATTAGTGCCCATTTCTATACATTCATCAATGGCATCGCCATCAAAAAAAGGTCTTTTCTTTAATCCCCTTAAATCTGAGTGAGACAGTTTATGTCTTTGTATTACATACTCAGCTTGTTCCATGTTCTTAGCATCTGGGTCAGGGTAAAAATTCCAGACTGAAACAAATTCTAATTTAGGTACAGTAGTAATACTAGGATTGTATACTACTTTACCATCTTCATCTTCTTCCCAATTAGGGTATTCTTTATCTACTGCAAAAGGACCTTTAAGAACTCCTGTACCAAATAAAGACATCTCAAATGCGGCTGACCTTAAATGTTTAGAAGCAGAAGATTCTTCTAGTTGATCTAGTATTCTTTTTTCCATTCTTTTAGCTGCATCTTCTGCAGGATGAAAAGTTATAGCTGTAGGAGTTACCCCTTCTCCTTCTTTTAAAGCTAAGTCATTTTGTAAGTATTCTAAATTACCTAAGCGATCTTCTAAAGTTTTTTGCGTATCTCCAGGTTCTAAGTCTTTACCATCTCCAGGAAAACCGTAGGCAGAAGTCAATCCTTCTGGCTCATTAGGATCAAAGTGCACAGCTTCAGCAACTCCTTCTGGTATACGAGTAGAACTAATGCCTAGGGGAAATCGTTGTCCTGCAAATAACACATCTGTTATCTGACCAAATGCAGCGATTACTTTTGTTTTAGTTACTTTAATAAATATCTGACTTTTTTCTGTATCAGTAAATTGATTATCTGTACCGTAGATTCCTCTATAGTTTTTATAAGAACTTATCCATCTAGTTTCTTGATCTCTTCTAGCATCTTCTGATTTTGTAAATGCACTTAGTACATGAGTAGATAGAGCATGTTCTTTATCATCTAGTAATAAATCTTCTATTTCTAATTCTTCGTCTTCCATAATATATCCCTTTAATAACCAAATGACTCATCAAATGGTTGCCATTTTTTTATTTGCTGACTTGCATCAAACCCAAATAAAGACCTTGGCACTGGTCTAGACATTACGCCATAACGCAATGCGTCATAGCCATGATCATAATCTATTTTAGTATTAATATCTTCTGGATTATTTTTGTCTAAAGGTAGTTGAGGTAGTTCTGCTATTAGCTGTGTACAGTTCTCAAAAAACTCTATTCCTGTTTCACCCATTTCTTCATCTAGTCTTAATAATCTATGCAATTCATTTTTACCTGCTATCCTACTTCCTTTACTTCTATCGGAAGGTCGCCATCTACATCCTTTAAGAATCATTGCTTCTGCTATACTAGGTCCTGTTTGACCTCTTTGATGCCAACAAGATGAATCTAATATTCCGTATGCTATGTTGTCGTCTGCTTGTCTTTCAATATTTAATATAACATCAGCAAGTTCGTCTGCAGTTTTTTTACGTACATACAGCTCTCTGTATACAATAATATGACCATCGGGTCTAGCTGCCATCCACAAAACTACTGACCAAGAACTATATCCATAATCACATGATCTAAATCTTCTCCACGAGGAAGGTATATTATAAGGTTCTACTACATGGATGTCTCTATTGAACTCTCCAAATGCAGCTCCTTCTGCTATGTCCCATGAACCTTCTAGAAGTTGCTTTCTTTGTACTTCTGGTAAAGATAAAAGATTAGCTTCGTATTCACCTGACTCAGATAGGTATGGGTTATCTGTTAGTTTAGCAGGTATAAACCTTCTTTTAAACAGAGACTGTCCTGCTTTCTTATGGGCTTTTGGATATTTAAGAACATTACCTGATTCTATATCCGTTGCATCAAACGATTTATTATAAGGAGAAGGATTAATAAACATCTTCTTAACCCACATATGCCCTGGTCCACCAGGATTGCTTGTAGCTCTCATATGTATAGGTAACGAAGAATCAGTTGTTCTAAGTCTTGACCTTAAATAGTCCCAAGCGTAAGGAGTAGGATACTGAGTTAATTCATCTACACCTATCCAAGTAAACGCTTGTCCTTGGTATCTTAATACATCTTTGTCTTGTTCTAGATATGTCATCCATATCCTAGCACCTGAAGGGAATGTCCATAAAGACTTTCTTTCGCTCCAATGAGCACCTTTAAATACTTGAGGGTACATAGTCTGACTCTTTTGTACCAACTCTCTTAATTCATCATTTGTTCTACGAATAATTAAAGCAGAGTGATTACCATTACCACAATACCTTAATACATCTGCTAGTAATGCGTAGGACTTACCACCGCCTGCTGCACCGCCATATAAAACTTCTCTTTCACTTGATGCTAAAAACTCTGTCTGAGGACCTTCGTTAGGTTTAAATATTATAGGTCTTTCTTCACTAAGCTCTTCTTCAATAGTCTCTATCTTTTTTTCAGCATAAGCTAGTTTTATTTTAGCTGACTTTTTTGCTTTCTTTGCTACGGTAAGTTTCTGCTTCTGCAATGAGATCTTCTTGCGTTTCTGTCCTTGCCTTGGCTTTGGCACGTTCCCATCTGATTCTAGCTGCTCGTCTTCTTTTTTCACTTAAATCCTTTTTAGTTATTCTGTATAAAGATACATGAGATATATCTCTACCGCTTCTACTTGATAACCATTTAGCTACTTCTCTGTAGCTTGATCCTTTTAAGTACTCTTTAGCTTTTTCTAATAGCTCCATTTCTTCTGGTACTATTTCTAATAAGTCTTTTGAGCCTTCTACTAACTCCCATCCAAAAGGTATAGTTGAGGAAGTTCTTCTTTTATATTTATTCGTCTGTTCCGTCATCTGCTTCATCATTTTTTCTTGGTAGTATAAAAATACCTTGAGGAGCTTTAACTTCAATCTTATCTGTTTTACTAACGCCTATTCTATCTAGTACGTCTTTAGCTGCTGCTAGTTTATCTCTTGTTCCCATTTCTACAGGATCATCAATAACTCCTACTATAGCCATTGCTGCTTTCGGTGCGTTAGCTGCTAAAAAATTCTTAGAAGAAGATAAAATTTCTTCCTCACATCCTTTTATTACATCATTAATAGATGTGTTTTTAGAGTACTCTGCTACATCCATAGCTGCTCTATAGTTTCCTGCTGCTTCTCCAAATAAAGCATTTATAAATATTTTTTGTTTGGGAGTCATACTAACCGCCTATTACTATTTGTTCTGCTACTACAGTAACTGTTAGATCATTGGCTGATCCTCCTGTAGCTGATATAAGATCACCTGCTTGCAACCCTATAATAATATCATTTAACCAAAGATACCCATCAGCGGCTACACTTGTAGCTCCTGTAAGAGCAAAATGACTAGTACTAGAAGCATCATATAGTTCTAATTTAACTGTTGCTGCATTACTTGCATCCACGTTAGCTACCATAATCTGTCTTACAATAGAGCGATGGTTGGAGGGCGTAGTATATACTGTAGTTCTATTGGTGTTAGCCAATAATACAGATGATGTTACTAATAACCCTCCTTGCATCTTTAGCTTGCTACCATGCTAGAAATAATAATCAATGCTATAAGACCTATACCTAAATATATACCATATTTATTGTAGTCTCTAGTCATAGCTATTTCTTTCTTAGGCACTAGTTTAGCAACCTTTGCTTTCTTTTCAAACTTAACTTTAGTTACTTCTTCTTTTGCTTTTGCTTCAGCCATATTCAACTCCTTAATACCCTCGTACTTTCTATCTCTTCTTCTTACTAGCCTTTTTCTTTTTTGTCAAGGTCATAAGACCAAAGACACATTTTTTACCAGTAGGAGATTTTACTTTTTTATCTGCCATTCTATTACTCGTTGTTGTCTGAAGTTTTAATAGATATATCTAGGTCTTGACCTTTCGGTGCAGACGCAGTTACAGATATTTGTGACCCTGCACAACCTACTAAACCTAAACTTAATACACATACAATTATTAAAGTTTTCATTTCTTTCTCCTTTTAACTCTTTTTCCTGCAGTCTTAGTGCGAGGAAACGACCTATTCTTACTTTTTGAGATAGCTCTAAGATTACTTTTTTTATTATTCTTAGGATTACCATCTTTATGGTCGATGTCTTTATTGTCACCTTTTTTAACTGTACCTTTAGCTAATGCTCTATTACGTGCAGTATTACGTGACGCTCTTCTTTTCTTTTGCGTAGTAGTGCCTTGATAATTTTTATATTCTTTTTTATAATTCCTAGGCATTTATTTTTTATTCTTTTTCATAAAATTTTTAATAGTACTTCCATAATCTTCTAGAGATTGCATAGGGTATTTATCGCCTCTTCCTTTAGCTTCCGTATAATTTTTATAGTCTTTTTTTGAAAGAATTTTTTCTGATACTTTATCATCTAGCTTACTAAACCCTTTTTTATATGTAGATGTAATTAACCCAAAAACACTTCTTTTATTTGTAGGCGAATCTATAATTTCTTTTTTTGCCATGTTACTTTCCTATTTTTTTCTTAGCTATCTTATGTGACGCAGTAAAACTACTGCCTGCCTTCATGGCTTTTCTCATTTCCGTCATATGCTTTGCACTGTGATGCACAGAATGTTTCTTTAGTGTTGCTACCTGACCTTTAGTTAAAGCTTTAGCTTTCTTTTTTTTCTTTATTACCCCGCCCTTCTTAGCTTTAGGAAAACCGTCTTTCATGTTAGCATAGGCTTTATCAGATATAGTAGATTTCTTTTTAGTTCTACTAGTACCTGCTTTCTTTCTTTTATTTATATTTTCATATAATGACATTTAACACTTCCACCTTCTTCTTGCTTGTCTAATACGAGAGTTAGGATCATTCTTAGTTTTAGCTGAACTATTCTTTAGTTGTCCTGCTGACCTAGCACAATAAGACTTCCTTCTCTTCGCTGCTTTACTACCTTTCTTTACTTTACCAGTAACTGCTGTCTTTAACTTAGAACCAGGATTAGCTTTACGATAAGCCTTGACCCCTTTCTTTGTCATGCCTGCTCCAGACTTAGTAGGTCTATAGTTAGCCCCTTTACCTTTCGTAGTCTTTCGTATTGGTTTAGACGCTTTTCTTGGCATTGTTATCTCTATTGTTTTGGTTACTGTACCACCACACGAACGCAGCATTTAAAGGTAGAGTAGCAATAAAAATAAACCCATAATCTTTTAAAAGACTTACAAGACCTACATATAAACTAACTGCACCCAGAATACATACTACAAACTTTATACTCTCAGTCATTACTAATCCTAAAGGGGGTACAAGATATACTCATACCCCCGTGCCTTACATGCTGTAAAGAATCAATCTGTACCACGATCTCCTCGGAAAAAAGGATACAAGATGCTTTAGAGGGACATTCTATTTTTTATCTTTACGAAACGCATGTTTTCTGGCAAACCATTTAGGTACGCTATATTCCCCCCAAGGTAGCATACCTTCTAAATACATTGCTTCTTCTATCTCAGCAAGGTCAGGCTCGTAGCCTATCTTGTCTGTGAAGTCTTTATCTGCTTTTATTACTGCCCTAATATAGAATACGGAACTATGTGGCAAATCTATTGCATTGGATGTATCGTCATTTCCATGAACTAGGGAGTAATAAAACTTCTCTAATAAGTTTACATACATACCCGAATTTATTGATTTGTCAAGTTTTTTATCTATTGCATCCATTTTAAGAGTACGTACTACTACATCCCTTTCATCATCAGGCAATTCCCATGCTATTTCCATTAGTTGATCTAGTGTTTTTATATCCATTACCAGTGCCTTAGTACCCCTGCCACAATAAAGAAACAGGTAATCCACGTTACCGACCTCTCTGCTATACGCATATAGAGCCCTATCTTAGCATGTCTTTGTCTTAATACAGCAGCTTTAGGTGTATCTTCATCGTTTTCGCCTATAGGGTACTCTATTGCCCTTGCAACGACCTTTTCCCATGTTCTATACTTAGTGTTCATCGTAGTTCTCCATTAGTACTATAGGAGTGTCTTCACCTATCCACGCACCTAGTATATTGAAGTCTATCCACTCAACAGACTCATCTTCTTTCATACCTTGTTGTATGAATACGTCTACTAACTTATCATAATCGTACACAACTACAGTATCACAGCCACATCTATGACCTAGTCCCACAATAGCATCGTCACATCCAGTCCACTTTTTCATATTTTTATCTCCTTATAGTTTGACACATTGAACAAATCATGGTATAACTACGTTATCCCCCCTGGGGGGCTATATATATATACTAGGTATACACCAAATTAACACATAGTATATACTAAGTAGGTACATATTACTCATGTAGCCTATACTTCATATCACTAAGTGACTCACCTAGCTCTATATCTACATCATTTCTTTCATGTTCATACAATCTATCTGCTACTCTATATAAATCTACAGATGTACCTATAGATTTAATGTTATTAGCTTTAGAACTTATGATTTCTACATTACTATTTACATATCCTTTATCTGGAACTATTCTATCCAAGGTAGGAGACTCTTTAGTAATGCCTTTCTTCTTATTATTCCAATCTAATTTAATCTCAGTGAAGTAAGGACACCTCTCTTTAACCAAAGGTATCAGTTCTTCCCATACAAGAGTACATGGTACTCCCTTCTTTAACGCCCTAGCCCTTGCCCTACGCACCATAGACTTTAGTTTGTAAGCTACAGGGTCTTCACGCAACTGTCGTTTCCTATAATCACGCATATATTGTACATTTCTTTTAACCATTCGTACATTGTATTGAGTATATGAACGATTGTCAAACTAAGTAACTATGTATTCCTTAAATATATCTACATGTAGTATGCCAAACTAGGTAACACCCCCTAATTTATAATTTTATGCAGCATCCGTATACACTATACCCCCCGCAGGGCGGTGGTCATACATACCCCGTAGATAAGCGTTTAAACTCAGTGGGTACTGTGTGGCAAAAATGCAACAAAATGATAGTATAATGATAGTTTTTAGAACGGTTCTAAACTAGGTAGTGTAACATTTTAGCAACTGTGTGTATAATGCAACACTATTTGCGGGGGAATGGGAAATAATAAAAATTATTAATATATTATAAGGGTTTAAACGGTCATACTATTTTAAATCAATTTTAAGAGCCATACAGGACAATTTCTTTAAATGGCTACCCACCTATTCAGAAATCTTAAATCAAATTTGTTCTACTTTTGTTCTGATGAAGTTTGTTACATTCTGTTACATTATTTTACTAACTTTTTTTAATTATTTTCTTGACCGTTTAAACTTAAAATGCTCTAATCAAATCAAGGTTAAATCATTAGGGTTTAATCATCAACCAAATAAAGAGAGATTAGATGACTAAATATAACTTAAAAAAAGAAACAGTCTTAAACCCAAGTAAAATAAGACTATTAATACATACAGAAAGCCAATTAAAAAATGAACATGTTGGCGGGTGGATAGATGAAATTAAATTCATAAGCCATGAGGACAATATATACTCAACTTCTAAAGTGTTCTTAACATATATTAAACCTATAAAAGTAAACGGGGATATGATTGGAAACATTAAATACGATTATGAAATTTCTCCAAATATGGATAGTGAAAGGGTTAGCTATCCAACTTTTGACGAAGGACACTTCACCTTAATAGAAGAAAAACATACTTTCCATGAAAAGGAAATTGAAGAACTAAACAACGATAATAAATAATTATTAATCGGGGAGGGTTTAAACGCTCTCCCCATCAACCACGAGGTAAATACAATGAAAACAACTATTAAAACATATGAAACATTAGGCGGTAAATTTGACGCTGTAATCAATGGCAATGAATACCAAATATTTAAGGGAAGTCGTGAAGAATACGGAACAAAAGGCTATAATGAATTTCTAGTTCCTTACTTTAAAGAAAAAACGGGCTATGAATTACCGCCTGTTTTTGTATCAATGACTAGTAAATATAGAGAAAACGCTAAAGCATTGGCAGACTGTACCACGTATTCAGATAGAATAGAAATATCTTTTAATGCTCATAAAGTTAAAGGTGAGACTGTAGAAGATACCCTTAGATTTTGGGATATTATGGTACATGAGGGAATACATGCTTGCGGAATTGGTGGACATAAAAAAGATTTTGCAGACATAGGAAAAAAACTAGGCTTAACGGGTAGCGGTGAAAATAATAATACTTGGACAGCTACAATCTCAACCCCTCAATTAGATGAAACAATATTAAAAACTATTGTAAATAAATTAGGGCTATATCCTCAACATGAATTCAAACAGCATTCAAAGAAAAAAGAAGCCGTAAGAAATATTAAAATAGAATGCTCTAATGATTGTGGATATTCTCACCGCTCAAGTATGAAAAATTTTAACATGCTAACTAATACCACGTGCGGTGCATGTGGCGAGGGTGAACTAATAACCGCTTAAATTAAATCAACAAGGGGGTAGTTTAAACGCTACCCCTATTTTAAAATAAGGATTAATACAATGAAAACAATACAATTAAAATATAAAGAAAGTTATGGTAATAAAAGATTTTACCCTGACTGTGACTATTCACAAAACCTTTTACAATTTGTAAGCTATAATAAAAAATGTTTTACACTTGAGGAGTACCAAGTTCTAAAAGGTTGCCTAGGTTTTGATGTAATAATTAATAATGATATAGAGGAGGGTTTAAACGGTGAGTAACACAACGACAGAAGCAACGACAACACAAAAAATAATTTGTATAATGTCCTTAATCTTTTCAATAATTTATTTTTTATTTTTAAGATAGGTATTGACAACAACGAATTAAAAAATTAATATAAACTAATAACAACGAGGTAAATAAAATGACTAAAATAAAAACAATAAGAGATAATAGCGGTACTGATTACGACGGTACTATTGATGAGCCGTTTAGACAACGAAGGGTATTTGAACCGAAAAATAAAATAAGATTTCTTGGGACGACTAAAACATGGCGGGATAAGATAAACGGTCAGACGTATTTTTCAACTAACGTTGAAGACATTGAGCGAGATGTTAATTACCTTTTCCCTATTACCAACGGCTATGGTGACCAATCAGAGTATAACGTCAAGAGGGCGTTAGAGATTGACGACAGCGAGATAAGATTTATTAAAATTCCTAATTGTAAAAAGTCAGAAGTTAAAGAACACGGACAAGGACAAAAGGAAAATTACTTTTCCGACTTAGGATATTACTACCAAGATTAAACAGGTAAGCGTTTAAACAGTTACCTCCCCCTCCCCTCTAGTGTTATGGTTGGCACTAGGGGGGTTTTTTTGTGCCTAAAATTCTAGGCGTTTAAACGGACAGACTACCTCATTAAATCTTAGGCGTTTAAACGGGCAGATTATGACAGTAATAATGATAGTATCGTGATAGTTTTTGTTCTCCTTTTGTTCTATGTATATATCAGAGAGTTTAAACGAGGTGTGTATAAGTGTTGTATTTATACCACGTTGTATTTATGCAACAGAAATTAAGTGTTGTATTTATATCACGTTGTAAATATATCACGTTGTATTTATGCAACACAGATAGATTAGAATAGTTCTAAAGTATAGTTGCGAATGATTCTTAGAATAGTTCTAAAGTATAGATTAGAATAATTCTAAAGTAGATAAGCGTTTAAACGTTCTGTTACAATCTGTTACAATAATTTATTAAAGTAGTTATTTTAGGGGTTTACAGGTTTTAACGGTCATAGAGCGTCATACAGACGATTTAAGCCTTTTGGCTACGCTAGTATCTAAAAATCCTAAATCAAATTTGTTCTCTCTTTGTTCTCTTTTTTCCCTATATACATTATATATATAAAAAAACATTTTTTACTGAGCGTTTAAACGACTGATAAAGTTTGTTACATTGTGTTACAATTCTTTACCGAAAATAATTTATTTTTTTGTTGACGGGTTTATTTAAAAATGCAAAAATATAAACACAGTCAATAATGATTGCAAATTTTTAGAGGTAAAAATAAAATGATTAAAATATATGAACATGATAAAAAAGTATTTAATATGAGAAAAGAAATAAACATAAATAAATATAAAGCTGAAGAAGGCGAGGTAAAAGAGTATCAAGAATTTTTTGTAGAACTTGACGCAAAAGAGATACAGACACTTTGTCAGTTAATAGGTTTAACAATGAACAAAGGAATAGAGTTGGAAAACTTATACAAAAAATTATCAGACTTTAATAATCATACTAATCAAGAAGATTGTAGGCTTGAGTTATACACAGGCTAACTGTTTAAACGAGGAGGAGAAATAAAATGTTTATAATAAATCAAACTATGGGTAAAACAATCTCATATAGAAATTGGGGAATAACAACCACAATTCGTAAAGGTAAAAAATACTGGATAATTGTGGAGGATTGTTTCGGTCAGTATGAAGAATATTGGCAATTAATTGACACATTAAAACAAGCTAAAAATTTAATAGATTTTTATGAAGAAAAAAAGAAACTTAATGCTGATGGTTATGAAGAAGAGGAAGTTTTAGAGTTAGACTGGTTGGTGGAATAAAATGTTAAAATCTAAAAAATTAAAATTTAAAAAATTACCATATGAAGCAAGTTATAAAACTTTGTTAAAAAGATTTCCTGAAATTAATATTGACCAAGATGATGATTTGGGTGATGAAACTTTTCACAAAGCCATGAATGGTGCAAAGCCTTATTGGGTTGATATAAATGGACATTTTTATGAAAGATACGGTTTGTGTTGGGATAATGATTGTCCTGTGGCAGGATATTCACATATTGTATGGGGTAGTGATAATAGAGATAGTCATGTCCAAATTTGTGCAAAGTTTATATATTTAATTACAGAACATTTTAAAGATTGTCATTTTATTACACCAAGAGACATTGTTGATTGGGGTGTAGCCCATAAGCCTATAAGTGATGAAGAAAGATATTGGACAGATTATTACGAAAATATTGGAAAGTAGTTTAAACAACGAGGAGAAATAAAATGAAAAGTTTAATAGAAACAATACTACAAACAGCAGTAGATAAGGGCTATGAGTATGCTCTAATAGAGCCATACGACAGAACAACAGAACTTAAAAGAACTAATGATGTATCGTTAGGTTTTGCAAATGCAAAAAATAAATGTCAAGGCATACATAATTATGACGAGATTATTATAGAGTTTTGGCACAAGGAAGAACACATGGGCAATCTTTATTGGACTAATGGGAACGATGACGCAGAACAAGTTTCTGATTACCATTGTAGATTAGATGACGAAGATAATTTAGGTCTTGACACTATAATAAAACAATGGGAAAAAGACTTATTAAAAATAACACAACCCAATAATTCTGAAGCATGGAACTAAGGGTTTAAACGAGGAAAAGAATAATGAGAAAGGCTAAATTTATAGAACTACAATATACAACACACGCTAGTTTAGACTTAGGGGAGGAGGGTATAAACCCTGATGACATTAAATCTACATTCTTTAAGTGGGGTATGGCAGACATAGAACTTAAAGACGGGACTAAGCACACTATACATCTTAATCACCATGAGGTAGACTGTAAGTACCACGAGAAGGGGGGTGTCTATGATGATGATTACGAAAAAATTGAAGTGGATTGGTTTGAAGAGTAAGAGTTTAAACGAGGAGAAGGATAATGGATAAAGAGTGGCAGACATTTATAGAAGAAGTCTATGAGATAGCTTTTGGAGACAACGCCTTTAACAGAGGATTTGATTCAGAAGAAGTCGTAACTAAACTAAAAGAATTTTCAGACAACGCACACAAATGGGAGGAGAACGTTTAAACGATATGAGTAAAGTATGTTACATGGTGTTACAAAACTTTACTTGCATTATACTAATACTAATATAAAGTCAAATTAACAACGGAGAAATAAAATGAATATATTTAAAAAACTATTTAGTAAGGAAGCAGACTTTAGTGGAGAAGGTTATTCTGAGCCTAGAGATAAGTATAGACTAGGTAGACAAGCAGTTAAGGTCTATAACTATATGCACAACAACGGGTGGAAGAGTTTAAACGCCATAGCTAAAGCTACTGGAGAACCTTCACCATCTATATCAGCACAGCTTAGAAACTTTAGAAAGCCTAGCTTTCAACCTGTAGACGCTATCTATGAAGTAGAGAAGAGATATGTACCTAAAGGGGTATGGGAATATAAGTTGATAGTAGTGCCTAATAAAACTATGTTTAAGAAGGTTATATAAGGAGTTAGGAAAGAATTAATTTGGTTGGGAAAGGCGGTGAGAGTCCGTGGTGTAACCCTTAAACAAAGGAGAAAACCCATTAAAAGTATTCCCCAAGAGATTACCTATCAATGCCAAGTTATAAAAAATTATAGTACCCATTGTCTTAGATACATTATTTCGTTAAGTTGAGGGACATTGTCTTCAATGCAGAGAGGATACAGAGGCTGAGGTTGAGACTCGTATAATGGTGGGCTAAGTTAGTAGTTAAAACAGTTGCATGCCTAGACTACAAGCTATAAAATAAATAACGTTTAAACGCATAGGAGAATAAAATGCAATTAATTAAACCAAATACAAGATTTTATACAAAGAGTACGCCTAGATGGTTAAGAGAATTATGGGGGTATCATTCACACGATAGTAAGCCCGTTACAATGCCTAAGTATAAGTTTATGGAGAAATACCTTGACAGAGAAGAAGACACCAGATAAGCCTAGAGTAGTAAGAGAGTTGCAAGGAACTTACACAAGAGTAAAAGAAGATAAGACTAAGTACAATAGAAAACGTTTAAACAATGAGGAGAAAGATGATGAGTAAAGAAAAATTAACAATGGGAGAACTACTAGACAGGCTAGACGCAGAGTTTTATGACGTAGATTTAACAACGCATGACAGTCCTACAAAAGGAACAGTAGCAGTAGTACATTTTTATGAGGATAAACTTGATGAGGAGGAAGAATAATGGCACAGTTTAGTATAAGTTTTAGTTTAACAAGAGACAATGACTTAAAAAGTGATGATGAGTCGTGGTTTGATAAAGAACATATATCTAATGAAATTAAATCATGGTTAGAGGATTTAGATTTTAAGGTTGAGGCAATAGAAATAAAGGATAAAAATGAAGTACGTTTATATTATTAGAGGATTTAGATTTTAAGGTTGAGGCAATAGAAATAAAGGAGAAAGATGATGAGTAATTGGCAGATATTTGAATTATCAATAGGCATAGTATGTATTGCTATATTGTGGAACATATAAAAGGAGAAGAATAATGAACGCCAACGATTTAAGTAGTGCTTTGTGCGATATGTATGACGTTAAACGTGCCTTGAGAACGGAAGTTCTGTTAGCACCCAAAGATAATGAAGGTACTGAAACTACCATTGGTGAATGTATTGATGACGTTATTGAATTTCTTGAAACTTTGGAGGGGATATAATGGACATAGTATTAAATGAAGATTACTGGGATTGTGAATGCTTATCAAATTACATTCATAGTAAAAAAAAATTAGAGTGTAGTAAATGTAATTCTTTAGCAGATGAACAACCTGATAGCCGACAAGAGGAGGTAAAATATTACAAACCCATGACTTTAAAAGAAAGAAACTACAGAAAGAAACATAATTTATAGGAGAAGTATAATGGCTAAAAAACAGATACAAGGAAAGAATAGAAAGAAGACTACTAAAGCTATGTCTCATACGGGAGGCAACAGTAGACCATTAAAAGATATATACTTTGATGAGGTATCACACAAATGGTTTAAACGCCCTATAAAAATAGAGGAGGCATAAGATGAGTACATACAGAGACATAATAAGAAAGATACTATACTTTGAAGAACTAGGGACATTGAGCCTAGACCAAGAGATAACAGAAGAAAGTTTAAACGACCTAAGAGAAGGTATGATACATTTCGCACCTAACAACGTGCCTTACAATGATGACAGGCAGATGAACATAGACGATTACCTAGATAAAAAAGGAACATAACATGGACAAGAAAGCAATACTAATGGCAATAGCCAGTAAAGACGATATAGAGCATATAACAGACGCTATAATGAAGTTTGTAGATAAGACTTCAGCAGAGGTAGGAGTAGATAGAGAAGACGTTGCTACAAGTTCTCTAGTAGCTTTACTATTATACTATGTAAAGAACTCTTCAGAAGATAAGGCAGTAGCCGTAGGTAATTTAATGAGTTTATTGAGTAGTGTGTTTATAATAACTTCTACTGCTACTAATTGGGTAGAAGTACAGGAAGAACCTAGTGGGGGTATTAACTAGGTTATATATAGTGTAGCCCCCCACGGGAGATGCGTGTAGCATATAACCTAATTTTAATGTTGTCAAATTATAAGGAGATAAAAATGGCAGATATAAATATACAGACAGAAGAAATAGTAAATGAAGTTTTAGACGAAGCAAGAGATACCATTATCCAAAGGGGAGGTCAGGAGTTGGAGTGGTCATACCATGCGGACACAGACTTAAAAAAGATTGTTGTAGTGTTTGCTACTAACAAAGAAGATGACGAAGAACTATTAACGAAAGGAATGTGATATGAGAAATACGTTTAGTAACTTTTCTGAACACAAGCAGTATCTTGTAGGCTTAATACACCGATTACTGTTTAGTGTAAAAAGAAAATCTAGGACAGTAAAGTACATAAAAAAATATCTTAGGTATGAGGTTGAAGAATACAAAGAGTTAGATAATAGTAGTATTCACGATTTTGATGATATTATATGTGCGGGTAGACGAGAATTAGCAGAAAGTTTATTAGAAGAATTAGAGAGGTGGGAACATGGTCAAAAAAGATTCTGAAGAAACTATGTATACGATAGCAAGACAAGACCTTGCCCGCATAGAAGAATATGAGGTGCAATGGATAGAGTTCTTTGGTTGTTGGGTAAGGTTAGAAAGGTCGTCAGAGACAGGGCAATCCGTTATGATTACTGTACACAAAGATGAAGATTCAGATTACATAGGTAAGTTAGTAGTTAATAATGAGTGTTTAAACCCCAAGGAGATAGCAGATGAGTAAAAAATTAATATATACTTTTCACGGAGAGAATCATCATTGTGATGAGGTAGAGTTAGATAGTTTTTTAGATAGCTTTAATAACCATGCACCCGAATTTTTTGAGAACATTAGAGCATTCTCTTCTAAAAAAGATAGAGATACTTTTGCTACTAGAGAGACAGAAAGAGACGCAGAAGTTACTGAACGTTTAAACGCTATACTAAACAGAGGATTTTAATTGAGGGCTACAGAAAGACTTCATCAAGCTATACAAGAATTAAATTTAGAAGATGAGGCTACACAGAGACTTGATTGTGTCGAGTGTGGGAAAAGAAATACCCTTACTGTAACTAGGATAGACGGGAAGATATTATGGAATTGTTATTCTGCTTCTTGTAGTATTGGAGGAGTGACTGATGCAGAATACTCTAGGGAAGATGTTACTAACAAAGTACATCTCGTACCTAAAGAAAAAGAAGACAAGCCTTTTGTAGTACCTGATTATTTTGTAAGAGATGTAACGAGAAGTAGTGACTGTTTAAACTACATCAATGAATTTAATTTTATGTCTGTTTATGATAAGAACCCAGAAAGATTTATGTATGATGTCAAAGGAGATAGATTAGTTTTTATGACAGTATATGATGGTGTTGTTGTGGGTGCAGTTGGAAGGGCATTGAAGTACGGGATTAAATGGTACAGGTACGATACTTGTCACACGCCTTTTATTATACAGGGCGGAGACTCTATTGCTGTAGTTGTAGAAGATTGTACTTCAGCATGTGTTGTAGCCACTGTGGGAACAGGGATAGCCTTGTTAGGTACTAATCTTTTGACTGAGCATATACAATATCTAAAACCTTATAAGAACCTTGTAGTAGCTTTAGATAGAGACGCTACAGATAAAGCCATTGACATACAACGTAAGTTAGCTATTCATGTAGACAGATGCAAAGTTCTTATTTTGGAAAGGGACTTGAAGTACGAGAACGAAACAAGTATTAAAAATTTATTAGGAGAGATGATGTAATGGCATTTAGAAAAAAGATTATACCAAGAAATTCTAAGAATAGAGGAATAAGATTAGGAGTAGATTTTAATGACATAGTAGATGATGAGACTGCAGGAGATTGGTCGCAGATATGTAGTGACTGCCAGAGGAAGCATAATTTTCACAAAGCTAAGTTAGATGAATATAACATTGACAACGAGACTATATGCGGTATAAGAAGATGCGACAACATAGCAAGTTTGTTTATTACTTTTGATAGATAGCGTTTAAACATAGAGGAAAATAATATGACAAGTATGCCTAAAGAAATATTAAAAAAGTATGCGACTAACCATGACTTTCACAATCAAGTAGTAGATAGATTAGATGACACCATGTTTTCTAATGGGTTGTTAAAAGTTAAACATGCGGTAGATGACGCATATAAAAAGTATAAGGACAAAGACCTAACGTTGACTGATATTGCTATGAATTATATAGCTACGTTCCCGTCAATAACAGTAAGCCAGAAAGATTCTATAATGGCAGACTTTGAGGTAATTAAAAAACTAAACGATATAGATGATGATATAGCATTTGACATGGTCTATAAGATGTCTCTTCAATCTCAGGCACAGAAAGTTGCTCAACAGTCTATAAAGATAATGCAAGGCGACCACTACGACTCTACCTCGGTAATCAGGGCTACTGAAAAACTTAGGTCTATGGCGGATAGAGGGAAAGAAAGCGAGCTTAGAGCATCTAACGACATGGAAGAATTGTTTGATGAGTTAGACCAAGAACATCACTACACTTTTCATATACCTAGTTTAAACGACAGGGTAGGAGGAATAAGCAAGGGAATGTTTGTTGTTGTAGGAGCTAGACCTAACGTAGGTAAGTCAGGGTTTGCTCATTCTATGATAGCCTCTCCAAAAGGTTTCTTAGACCAAGGTGCTAAATGTATTATGTTTACTAATGAGGAGAAGGCTCAAAGACATATGTTAAGAATGGTTACTGCCTCATGCCAAGAAAGAATATCTTATGTAAAAGAATACAAGCATAGGTTTGTAGATAAATGGAAAAAGAAGTCAGAGAATTTACATATATTTGATTCTAGTAGCTTGACATTCGGAGAGATTGAGGCAATAGTGGAGAAAGAAAAGCCTGATGTAATAGTCATAGATATTTTAGATAAGACTCAGATAGGCGGAACATTTGCTAGAGACGACCAACGACTAACGAGTTTATACGCAGAGAGTAGAGACTTAGCTAAAAGACAGGAGTGTGTTGTGTTTGGTATGTGCCAGTTATCCGCAGAAGCATCAGGTAAGATTATATTAAACGATTCTATGCTGTCAGGCTCAAGAACAGGTAAGGCAGGTGAGGCGGATTTAATTGTTTTAATTGGTAAGGAAGAGACAGAAGAAGGTGATACCAATATGAGATGGATTAACATAGTAAAGAATAAAATTACAGGTCAGCATGGAAACTTTGCAGTTATGTTTGACCATTTAACAGCATCTTACATGGACTAAGGTGTTTAAACGTATATCTCCGTCTTATAACTTGGGATGGAGAAGCGACTGAGCCTAGTCTATATGAGAAAGAATTGTCCCTCCTCTGGATTACTCTCTCATACTTTAGACGATTGTGTTACCTCGTACAATCTATTAAGCTCAGTCGCACTCATTAAGGAAACAGTATGTATAATAATAAAGTAGTAATAGACATAGAGAATAAAGTTACTGATGGTAACCCCTCTCCTTATCATACCGATAACTATTTGGTATGTGTAGGTCATGCCTCTGTAACAGACAAAGTTAATAACGTTACAGTCACATGGTTTAAACACAATGAGTATAAAGATTCTTCGGTCAATGACTTCACAGACTTACAAAAAGTGTTAGATGGTGCAGACCTATTGATAGGACACAATATAAAATATGATATGTCATGGTTGTATGAGTGTGGCTTTACTTACAATGGAGACTTGCATGACACTATGACAGGAGAGTATCTTCTTGCTAGGGGAGAAAAGTTAGCATTATCTTTAGCTGAGTCATGTAAAAGAAGAGAAGTTACATTAAAGAAGTCTGAACTTATTGACGGGTACTTTGAAAACAAAATAGGTTTTGAAGCCATGCCTATAGCTTTAGTAGGCGAGTATAATAAATATGATATAATATCGTGTGGTGAACTTTACTTAGAACAAGAAAGACTATTTCATACGGATGAATACAAATCTATTCTACCCATTATTTTATTAACTAACGAGATGACTAAAGTCTTAATAGATATAGAACGTAACGGGATAGCTATTGACGTAGATGCGTTGGAGAAAGTTAGATTAACATACAGCAATGAAAGAACGTTTAAGTCTGCAGAAAATAAAGAAGTAGTAAAAGAAGTAATGGGAGACAGACCTTTTAATCTAGCTAGTCCAGAACAGATGTCTGAAATAGTATGGTCAAGAAAAGTAAATGATAAAAATGAATGGGCTAGAGTATTTGGCATAGGAGCTAGGGCAGGGGGAACGAGTAAGTACAAAAAACGTATACCAAAGAGTAGTTTAAACGACATAGTTAAAGCACATACTACTATATCTAGGAAAACAGAAGTCAAGCAATGCAGAACTTGTAGAGGAGCAGGCACTATATTTCGTAGAAAAAAAGATGGTACTCCTTACTTAAAGCACCCTAAATGCCAGTCGTGTAGAGGTACGGGATACACTTATAAGAAGCTACAGGAAGTAGCAGGGTTTAAGTTTTCTCCTACATCAGTAGACCAGATAACCGCTAATGGGTTTGCTACTGATAAGGCTACCTTTGGAAGTTTAGCAGAGATAGCGGAGGCACAAGGTCTAGACAAAGCACACAAATTTTTGACTAACTCTCAAAGAATAAATGCTCTTAATACTTACATCAATTCTTTTTGTAAGGGCATACAGCAAAATGTTTATGATAACGGCATACTACATCCTCAAATAAATCAGGTGCGTACTTCAACAGGTAGGCTATCTTCGTCTAAGCCTAACTTTCAAAATCTACCTCGTGGAGGTACGGCTAGAGTTAGAAAAGCTATAGTGTCAAGATTTAAGGGAGGAAAAGTTCTTGAAGGAGACTTTGCTCAGTTAGAGTTTAGAACTGCTGTATGGGTAGCGGATGACCCTGTAGGAAGAAAAGAAATAGACAATGGCTTTGACGTACATGCACATACTGCTAAAGTACTGACAGAAGCAGGGCAAGAGACATCAAGACAAGAGGCTAAGTCCCGAACATTCAGACCTTTGTATGGGGGAATGTCTGGCTCTCCTGCAGAAGTAGCTTATAACATATCTTTTATGAGTAAATATAGTAGTATAGGAAAATGGCATAAGACTCTTCAAGAAGAAGCTATAGCTACTAAAAAAATTACTACTCTAACAGGCAGACAGTTTGTATTTCCAAAAGCATCTAGGACACGAGCAGGCTCTACCTTTGCCACACAAATTAAAAATTATCCTGTGCAGTCCATTGCCACCGCAGAAATAGTTCCTTTAGCATGTATATTATTTAAGGAAGTATTAGACTCAAAAAAATATAAATCACTTATCATTAATACAGTGCATGACAGTATTGTTGTTGATGTGCATCCTGATGAGATAGATACTATACCTTTTGAACTAAGAAAGGCTATGCTACGAGTCCCTGAAAGATTGCTATCTCAATTTAATCTTACTTTAGACGTTCCTATGGGAGTGGATTTAAAGATAGGAGATGATTGGTTAGACATGGAAGAGATACTAGATGAACCGAGAAGACATGTTTTCAAAGTGGAGAAGGGAATTGTACCAGTACAAGAAAGCCCATCCATATGACAGAATTACGTTGCCAAAAATGTCATGGCACAAAGACGGAGAAAATATAGTGCTTAAAAAAAGAAATAAATATTAGCATTATAATTTGACATTTATTAAAAATAGAGTATAACTCTATAACACTTTAACAGGAGGTCTATATGACTACAGAATTAACATTAACAGAAAACACTTTGCCTTTTTCACAGGCTATGGAAGCATTAGGGATTTTTGATGAGCAGACATCAAGCTCCATGATAAACCTTCCTAGACTATCAATAAATAATAAGACTAGGTCTGCAACAGGCTCGTCTATACCAGACGGCACAGTTAAGATTGACCACCCTAAGTACGGTGTCGTTTACGCTGAACAGGCATGGATAAGAGTATTTCAACAGAGATTCTTTTACCAGAGATACGATGAAAACGCTATCTTCCAGACCAAAGAAGGTAAGGACATGCGAGGAAGGTATGTAAATCGTTCTGTATTTGTTCGCAATCCGTATGATGATGCCTTAGACGAATTAGGTACTATGAATTGTGGTAAGACTAAAATAGATGATTGGGATACTGCTTCGGACACAGAAAAAGAATGGTGGAGAGGATCTAAGAGATACAGAGTATTGTTTGGTCTTTTGCGTGTAGTAGATGCAGTAAAAGAAGGCAATGGTGAAAAGGTATCTTTTGAAAACTTCCCAGTAATGTATCAGATAGGTAGTAAGGACACGTTTAAACAGTTCGGTAACGCTCTATCTGAGATGGCAAAAAGCAAAGTAGCCCCTTACAGTAGAGAACTAAAGTTTGAGATGGAGTATAAACAAACTCCCGCTATTAGTTGGTACATAGTTAATCCTACCATTGAAAAAGAAGCATTAGAACTTACTGAAGATGATTTAGCTACTAATAAAGTATTTAATGAATACATCCTAACTCACAGCGAGATGGTAAGACAGAAAGCGTCAGAGGCTTCTAAGAAGATTTTAGATGCTGATGTAGTACTTGGTGCAGAAGAGTTCATAGAAGTAGCAGTATAACATGAATGATAACTTAGCAAAGATATTTGCCTACCTAGAAAAAGCTAGTGCAGATAACTCTACCATGTCAGACGATATTGTAGAAGAAGCAGGTGAGTATTTTAAAAAGGCTTTAAAACGACAGTTTAATCCTGAGAAGAGGGTGTTTAAACTACGACCCTCTAATTTAGGCAAGCCTCTATGTCAGCTACAGATGGATTCTATGGGAGCAAAGAAACAACCCCATGATTCTACCTTTAAGATGCGTATGATACTAGGAGATACAATAGAAGCTATCTTTAAAGCAATATTAAAAGCTTCTAACGTACCTTTTGAAGACAGCGAACAGGTAGAGATACAAATAGGAGAACACACCTTAACAGGTGAAACCGATTTATACATTGACGGAAAAGTAGATGATGTTAAATCTTGTTCTGCTTGGGCATACAGAAATAAATTTTCATCTGATGCTAATATGAAACACCATGATACGTTTGGTTATGTAGACCAATTAATTATGTACGCTAAAGGCTCTAACAAAAAGATAGGTGGTTGGTGGGCTATTAATAAAGCCACTGGAGAAATGACCTACTTAGAGTTAGAGCTTTCTGATGAAGAAAAGGAAGAGCGTTTAAACGTTATAGAATCTAAGATAGAAGCTATAAAAAATAAACTTCCTTTTAAACGTAATTTTGAGGCGGTTGAAGAAACTTTTAGAGGTAAGAAGACAGGTAATAAACATCTTAATAAAACGTGTGGTTTTTGTGAATACAAGCACTCTTGTTGGGATGACCTTACACATAAACCTCAACCTGCTTCTTCTGCTGTTAGCCCCCCTTGGCATTATTATACTGAACTTTCCGAGGCTACAGCTTAATGGCAAAGAAGCCCCTTAAAATAAGGGATGGCGAGATTAATATTCGCCTTACCCCTAAAGCAGACGAAGATGGAGACTGGATGCATGAGACTTTTATTACCTGTAATCCGTCTGCTAATATCCCTACTGATGCTTACGAGCATTACATTGACTTGGCTCGTGCTATGGTTGGTTTTAGTTATGTCGCATCTGATGAACTTATTGACCTACATACCACATTTTTTGATAAAGCAGTTGACGGGAAAATAACAGGAAAAGAAGGAGATATGATATGGAATTCCATAGATTTTGAACTGGAAGAACCTGTTGTGGAACGAAAAGGAAACGTAGTACACGTGGACTTTACCAAAGAAGAGTAATAGTCTTTTTTAGGTCAGCGTTAGGTGTAATCATACTTAACACTTTCTTTAATTTATTAATAGTTTATAGTGACACAAATGAAAATATCTTTGTGTTCGGGAGAGAAAAACTGAATGAAGAAGCTTACAGCATCGAAGTTTGATGATGTGAATTATCCACAACATTATAATGAAGGAGGCATAGAAGCTATAGACGCAATAAAAGCTTCTATGTCATCCTTAGAATTTAAGGGGTACTTAAAAGGCAATGCCCTAAAGTATATGTGGAGATATACTTATAAAGATAAGCCTGTAGAAGATTTAAGGAAAGCTAAATGGTATTTAGAAAAGTTGATAGAGTCTAATGAAAACACTAGCTAGAATAATCATTGACATAGAAGTTGACCCAGAAGTATACGTCATGCCTGTAGACAACGACATTGAAGAAGAGATGTCTGATATTATTATTAACACTTTTTACGAACTAGAAGGAATAGATATTGCAGATGTCACCACAACGCAAAAAATACAACGGAAGAAGTAATGTTGCTCCCCTTAGAATACAATACGAAGAAGGGCAGAGAGCATTTTACAATGGTAAGCTAAGGAATCCTTACCCTAGTTATCACATGAGACATAAGGAATGGGAGCGAGGATTTAACCTTGCATATTTTAAAAACAAAAGTAAATTAAGAAGGCAACGATAATGGCTACATACGACTTAACTAAACAAGTTTCTAATACAATAGAACTACCCACAGACTACCAAAGTTTTATTCATGTTTCTAGGTACGCTAGATGGATAGACGAAGATAACCGAAGAGAATCCTGGAACGAGACAGTTACTAGATATTTTGATTATTTAACTAAACGTTTAAAGGAACAAAATAAATATACATTAGAGATAGGTTTACGAAAAGAATTACAAGATGCTGTCCTTAACCTAGAGATAATGCCTTCTATGAGAGCCTTGATGACTTCTGGTGTAGCACTAGATAGATGTAATGTAGCAGGATATAACTGTTCTTATCTTCCTGTAGACAGCGTTAGGTCTTTTGATGAGTGCCTTTACATACTTATGTGTGGCACAGGTGTTGGTTTTTCAGTAGAAAGAAAGTATACAAAACAATTACCTACAATTAATGAATCCCTTGAAGACAGCGAGACTACTGTAGTTGTAGGAGATAGCAAGGCAGGTTGGGCTAAAGGCTATAAAGAATTAATACATCTACTATACTCTGGTCAGATACCTAGTTGGGATTTATCTAAGCTAAGACCTGCAGGAGCTAGGCTTAAAACATTTGGTGGAAGATCAAGTGGTCCAGACCCTTTGGATGATTTGTTTAGATTTACTGTAGGCATATTTAAAAATGCAGTAGGTAGACAATTAAAGTCTATTGAGTGTCACGACCTTATGTGTAAGATAGGCTCTGTAGTAGTAGTAGGTGGAGTAAGACGTTCTGCACTTATTAGTCTATCTGATTTACAAGATCAAGAGATGGCGTTAGCTAAATCAGGTGAATGGTGGAGCAACGAAGGTCAAAGAGCATTGGCTAATAACTCCGTTTGCTACAAAGAAAAACCTCCTATAGGTATCTTTATGAGAGAATGGCTTACATTGTATAATTCTAAATCAGGTGAGCGAGGCATATACAATAGACAATCTGCCGTAGAAAAGTCATTAGAGAATGGTAGACGAGATTCAGAACACGACTTTGGTACTAACCCTTGTAGTGAAATTATACTAAGACCTTATCAATTTTGTAATCTTACTGAGGTAGTAGTTAGATCAGATGACACTATGGCTACTCTAATTAAAAAAGTAGAGCTTTCTAGTATACTAGGAACATTCCAATCTACTTTAACTGATTTTAAATACCTTAGAAAAATATGGCGAGACAACACAGAAGAAGAAAGGTTGTTAGGAGTCTCATTAACAGGTATCATGGATTCAAAATTACTCAATGGAGCAAACGACCCTCATTTAGAAACAAGGTTAAAAGACTTAAAAAAGATAGCAGTACAAACTAATAAAGAATATGCAGAGCGTTTAAACATACAGCAGTCTACTGCAATAACATGTGTCAAGCCTTCTGGTACGGTTTCTCAATTAGTTGATTCAGCATCAGGTATACATGCAAGACATTCCCCTTATTACATTAGGACTGTTAGAGGAGATAAGAAAGATCCTTTAACTAGGTTTATGATTGAGAAAGGAGTGCCTGCAGAAGATGATATAACACAACCAGAAAACACTACAGTCTTTAGTTTTCCTGTGCAATCACCTGATAAAGCAGTTACCCGTGACGATACCTCTGCCTTAGAGCAGTTAGATTTATGGCTACACTACCAAAAGTTTTGGTGTGAGCATAAACCTTCTGTTACTATTACAGTAAAGGAAGACGAGTGGCTAGACGTGGGAGCGTGGGTGTATACTAATTTTGACAATGTTGCAGGAATATCTTTCTTGCCTCACTCAGACCATACATATAAACAAGCACCCTATCAAGATTGTTCTAAAAAAGAGTACTTAGAATTATTAAAAAAGATGCCTAAAAAACTTGACTGGAAAGATTTAATAGATTATGAAGTAGAAGACAGTACAAGGGGTGGACAAGAATTAGCTTGCTCTGCAGACTCTTGTGAAATTGTAGATATAGGAGTTTAATATGACTAAAAAACGTGCAAGAACAGATGATGGAAAATTTATTGGTGATGATCCTTCTACACCTGAGAATGAAGCATTTACAGATATACAGCCTGATGTGCCTCAGAACTACGTAGTTGACTTAGAGTTACTTAATGAAATAATTAATATCTTAGGGCAGTTAAATTACAAAGCGGTGTTTCAAACTATGGAAAAACTTAGAAAACTTCCTGCAGTTAATCTTACCTCAGAAGAAGATAAATAATGCTTAGTTTACTAGGTTCTTTACTAGGCTTTGGTAGTAGCTTTATGCCAAATGTTTTAGGTTTCTTTGAAAAGAAACAAGCTAACAAACAAGAGTTGTTAATGCTAGAAGCTAAAGCCAAGTATGCCTCAGAGCTTAGTAAACTAAAATTACAAGAGATAGATGCTCAGGCAGACATAGAAGAAGCCAAAGGTATATACGCACATGCAGAAGCCTTAGCTAAATCTAATCAATCTAAATTTATAGGTGCTTTACAGGCTTCTGTTAGACCTGTAATTACTTATGCTTTCTTTATGCTGTTTGCTTTTGTAAAAGGTGCGTATGTAATTATAGCCGTACAAGGCGGTGAAGATTTCTTAAAGGCAATACTAACAGCATGGGATGACGAGACAATGGCATTATTTGCGGCTGTCATGGCATTTTGGTTTGGTAATCGTGCAATCAGCAAGTGGAGAAAATAATGGTAGACATTAGACCACCTGTAGAATTTAAAGAAATGGGAGAAGGGCATAGTATGCTTATGCCTTTCGGACCACACATAGTGTATTCAAGAATGCCAGAAAAAGTTATTAAATCTTTGAATGCATACCATGATGCAAAAATACAACAAAAGAAAGATAAGGCACTAGACCATTCTAAACAGTTAGTAGGCAAGGTTACTCAAGAGTTCTTAATAGATGACGAACAGATAGGCAGGAATGCAGATTTTTTTAATAGTGCATTTGGAGCGTATCACCAGTTTTATCTACAGAGACAGCATCAAAAATTAAAAGAAGGTGCTAGGATAGGTATACAATATCACTCTGCATGGCTTGTAAAACAATACGCAGGTGAATTTAATCCTGCACATATACATACCGAATGTCAGCTATCTTGTGTAGGCTATCTAAAAGTCCCTGACTTAAAAAAAGAAGATGAAGAAGACCCTAAAAAACATTATCCTTGCAGTGGTAACATAGAACTATTTCACGAAAGCTCTAACTATTACCATGTAGGTAATATAAGAATACGACCTGCTGTAGGTGACTTTATTATATTTCCTTCTTATCTTACGCACACAGTATACCCTTTTAAAGCAGACGAAGAAAGAAGATCATTTAGTATGAATGTATCTGTAAAAGTAGATTTAGGAGAAGATAAAGATGAATGAAGAAGAACTTAAAACAGCAATGATTAAGACACCTCCCGCACCTGTACAAGCACAAAAGAAATCCTGGTACAATGATGCTGAAGGTTTTGACAAGTGGAGAGTGTTTCCACGTTTATTAATAAGTCTGTATGGATTAATGTTTTACAAATCAGCTATGTGGTTTATGACATTACCAGACCCTACTAATTCTCAATCAGCTTTTGTGTCTGTTATTGTAGGTGCAGGTGCAGCTTGGTTTGGTCTTTATGTAGGAAATAAGAAATAATGGACAAAGAAACAGTAAATAAAATAATTGGGTCTAGTACTCCTGTAGTTAAATTAAAAAAAGAAATAAAACAAATTATTCCATACCTCTATAAGTATAGAGATGTGCAACAAGGATCTAAATGTAGAGAAGTTATTACTGCAAGGATACATAAAATAGAAGATTTACTACGAGACGTTTAAACACCTACCTATACGCATTAAAAAAGGTCATGTAAGCCCTATATGCTATATAAGCTTAATACAAGCTCATACAGACAAATTAAGGGTTTTATGACCTTTCCTATTTAACTATATATAAATCTTTCTTAGAACTCATCTATGAGAACTTTTTATTAAAAAACCTATTGAATTTTCTATATGACTCGTAAGAGGCACACTATTAAAGTAATTATGGAACTACTCCCTATAATATACGGCATCGACTATCTCCTGTGCTATAAACACAGTTATACTCAATTTTAAATATTAATCAAATCAATTAATGTAATGTATACTATTTACGTTATGAATTAATTAGCTAAAGGGTTGTCGTTATTACCCACATTGTCTACTCGGTTTTCTGTTCTGTCTAATCTTTTTTCAAGATTTCCTACTCGTGTAGATAGAGTAGCAATAGATTCTTGTAGAGGTGCAATATTTACAGCCTTAATCTTCTTCTTCTCTATATTGTCTAATCGTAAATTAAATTGACCCCACGTATAGAAGCCTCCTCCTATCGCAGTGATAACGCCTATGATAGTTATGTACTGCTGTAGCTTTCCTATTATGTTTTTCATGTTTATCTCCTTTCTAAAAATATCCCCATTGGCTGAGAATCCATTATAGTATATAGAGTGTTTAAACTGCTATTGACTAAATCTCCATATGCTTCGCCATTGTCCCTCAACATAGCACTTGCATATATTTGTGTAGGCTGATACCAGTTTGTTTGGTCTGGTATATTAGCCTGTGAATAATCACTAAAATTAGGTACGTAATTCATGTAGGCAATTAAATTAGATTGTCCTTGAGAATCATACTCACCTGATTGTTCTTGTTGAACCTGTGACGCTTCCTGTTGTACTCTTATATTATCACTAACTATTTCTTCAGCTATTTGTTCTGCTTCAGAAGAAGTAACCATAGTACTTGTAACACTTTCAATCTGATTGTCCATTGTTGTTATTTGAACTTCTGCCATTACCATTGATGGAGTATTATCCATAGTAGGCATAGGAAGTATATCAATAGATTGTAATACAGTATTAGTCTGTACTTGAGATGCAGATATTTGTGCTGATATGCTAGGTGAGTTAGATACAGATACTGCTCCCATACTGCCTGATGATGTCACTACATTACTACTTCCTGTAGATACCGCACCAGAGTTATTGTTCTGTGAAGTTTGAGTACTAGATGATATGCTAGAGTTCACAACATTTGAAGTACTGTTAGTATTAAATGTCACTATGTTTCTTACTGTGTTTCTTCTTTCTGTTCTTCTAGGTCTATCCTCAGTCCTTTCATCTTCTTCTGCATTCTCTTCATCAAATATTTCTTCTAGTTCTTCTTCTCTTTCTTCTTCAGCTTCTTCTAGCTCTTCTTCAGCTTCTTCTCTTTCTACTTGTTCTTCACGTTCTTCTACTTGCTCTTCTTGTATCTCTTCTTCTGTATGCTCCTCAAAGTCCTCAAACTGGTCTTCCCAATTTTCTTGGTCCATCTCATCTTGGAAGTCAAAATGTTCATCCATGTGTTGAGCAAACTCTTCAAACTCATCTTCCGTCATTCTTATATCTTGTAGATCTTCTATACTAGGCAACTCTATTAAGTCAGGAATAGTTAGTAAAGTATCCCCTTCTAGAGATTCAAAGTCTATAAATATTAAGGTTTCTTCATCACCGCCCATAGTAAAGTCCCTATCAGCAAATAAATTAAAATTATTAAAGTTATCTTCATGGTCTTCTGTGTCCGTTATATCATACTCAAAATAGCTAATGCTAATATTCCCATCATCGTCAGTACCGCCACCATCCCTAATATCAGCACCCGTAAAAAAAACAGATGTTCCTGTATAAGTTTCTTCATCATTGAAACCATAAAATTCCTCCTCATTATCATAACCTAACAACATAGCATCAGATACACCTGAGCCACGTAGATACTCTTCGTCTTCAAAACCGTCTTCAAATTCGTTGTCTAACTCATATATACTACATAGCTCACTGAAGTCTCCATCTATTAAGCACTCAGAAGAAAGATTACTAAAGGACTCATCTGTTTTGGTTGTAACAGACCAGTCTGTAGCTAGTTCGTAGCTAGTGCTACCTGTGTCTACATAGCGTAAATGTGTTAAAGATTGTGTGTTATTGCCTTGCATACCTATTGTTATATTATGATTAGATATGTCTATCTTATCGTACCTAAACTCTACAACATTACTTGTTTCATACAAGATAGCCTCAAAAGAATTTAAGTTTCCTGACCTGCTGTACTCTTGTGCATTGTACCAACCTACTACAAAGTATTGGTCTGTTGCGGAAGTTTCTCCGAAAGTTTGTATGTAGGGGTTTTGAGTGCCTCCAGAGTTAATTAAATCAGTCCATAAAGGCATGATTGAAAAGTTAAAACCTGATGCAGGAAGAGTTTCTGACATGTAGTTTCTATAATTATTAACAGAGAAGTTAGAATTAAATGTAAGAAAGCCGTTCATAGATATGTTTGCTTGGGTGTAATCGTTACCGTAATGTGTAAAGCTAAAACCTAAGTCTTTCATCCCAGACATCTGATCGTCTTGAAGGTTTAGAGCAGTGCCTGTGTTTTGGATATTTAAAATTGGATCAGTACCTGTTGTGAATACAGGAGTGTTGGCTTGTGCCGAAATGCTAAAGAGTAATAAGAATACTAATCTAAGCATATTTTATGTGTGGGATACTTCTTACAGAAATCTTTTTTCTTATACGCCTTAAATTCATGAGAAGAGATTTCTTTCTTTATATCATCCCAATCAGGTCTATCTTCTGGATTCTCTGCCCAAGCAGCCTTAGCTTCTGCACCAATCTTGCCTTTATACGGACAGGGAGTTCCTGCCATTTCCATAGCTAAATGCACTCTTTTATCTGCACAAAGCATAGCAACTGCTGCCACTTTCATTCCCATATCGTATAGACCCTTTGATAATTTTAGTCTTTCGCAGTTATCATCTCGTACACTTCTACCTGTTGATACACCAAAGAACTGCGTCTGTACTGCAGAACTAGCACCTGTGGTACACAAGTCTTGGCTGTAACTCATTATAGATGGTGCTATAGCACTTGGTGGTGCTGATTTAATTCTTTGTGTTACCTTTTGCGTAGAATCATTACGAGATACACTAGTATTATTGTTATTAGAATTGTTGGTATTTACGTTGGTATTAGAATTAACATTAGTATTATTAGCATCTACAGTAGAATTACTAGTGCTATTATTGGTGTTAGTATTCACGTTTGTGTTATTAGAATTATTATTATTTGTATTGTTTGATGTGTTAGTATTGGTATTTAAGTTTGTGTTTGTGCCTACAGAGGTACTAGATATGGTACTATTGTTAGTAACATTTTGAGTTTGGGTTATATTTGATGTTACATCAGATGTGCTATTAGTTGTATTGTTGTTGGTATTATAATTAGTGTTTGTAGCATTTGTAGTCTGGCTTATACTAGTTTGATTAATGTTAGTATTGTTGTTAGTATTTGTTCCAGTACTAGTTATGGTGTTGTTATTGGTATTTACGTTTGTATTTGCATTGGTATTATTAGAAGTTACGGTACTAGTAGTGGTGTTAGTTATGTTTGAGTCTTCACCAAATAGATTATTAGGTACAACAAGAGTTGCAACTAGTGCTACAGATACTATTCCTACTGCTATATCTTTTATAAAGTTTTTCACTGTTGCCTCCTCTTGCTTGTAATTATTTATTTATACCATATTTTTCATAATCTTGTAATAATTTATTTTTCATTTGTTGTTCTAGTTCTTCAGAGTTGTACCCATCTCTAGATAACTCATCTATTACTCCTTCACTTTCTAGTCTTAATCTTTTTTCTTGGCTCATACTTCTTATAATATTTAAATTATCATATAGGTTGTCGTCACTAAATCTATTAGCAAATCTAGCTTTTAGATGTTCTCTAGCAGAGTTTCTTATATTGTATATAGCTGTATCTCTCCAGTACTCAGCCTTTTGATAATCATTCATATTTTTATATTCGGGGCTTTCTATATAACTTCTGTGCCCTTTTAACCCTAAATCTATTAATTCCTTATATGCAAAAGATAAAGAAGGACTTTCATCCCATCGTACTAAATCTTGATATTGAAAATTTAATCTATCAAACTCAGCATGTTCTGGTGTTTTAGGTTTTTTGACTAAAAATCCTGTAATCTGACTTAAAATAGGACTTTCTTTTCTTTTTACACCTTCTCTAAAAGGATCTTTTGCAGGAAGCATATCTTCAAACGTTCCTTTTCCTCCTAAAAATACTCTAAGAGGCTTAGGCATTTTAGCTTTTAACGGACCTGAAAAAGTATCAAATTTTGTGTCTCTACTTATTTCTTCTGTTTCATCCCATATAGAATATAAATCTTGTGTTTCAGCAAAAGGTGTCATAAATCCTGAAAAATAATTTCCTCCAAATTTAGCTAAAGGTGAAAAAGTTTGTTCAAGATTAGTAAACAATCCTCCTGAATCGTAAGTACTGTCTATTCTTGTAGACCCTGTTTTTACAAATAACTCATCCATAAAAGTAGCAACAGTTCCTACTCTTGCTTGAGTCCCTATACCTGCTCTAACTGCTTCTCTCCAAAAATCTTTAGCACTTTTATACGCTCTAGGTCCTTTAGTCTTTATTACTTCTTTTTCTATTTCAGCTATAGGAACTCCATCAGCTATACGTTCTTGTATCTCTTCAAAAGAAAGAGCTCTTGATGAAGACTCTAAATGATTTCTTATAAAGTAATCTGCCCAAAATAAATACGGAGCAACGTTAGGACCTATAGTACCTAAGCCTTGAGTTTCGCCTCTTTCATTTACTAATTCATCCCATTTCTCTCCTGCGTATTCGCTTTTTCTTGCTAATATAGCTGCCCCAAACATCATTGTTCCTACCGCTCCTTTTCCTATGTCTGAGTAGTCTTGATACGTTTTTTTAGTATTTTTATCTGCTGCTTTATAAAGTTTTCTTTTAACTATTTTAGAATACAGTGCATCACCTAATCCTATAGGACTGTACTCTATTTGAAACTTTAAAGAATTATAAAGAAATCTTGGAAAGGCTACAAAACCTGTACCAATAGCAGGGGTTGACAAAGCATCTACAAGAGGTTTTGCAATAGTATCAAATGTTGCTTTAATAGGACCTACAGATTCTGAGGCAGACCCTCTTGATCCTACACGACCTTGAAACGTAAAATCTAATGCGTCATCTATAGCTCTTTCTATAAAAGTATCATCACTTAACCATAGTTGTTTATCAGTAAGACCATTATCCATAAAGTCTTTCCATGTTTTATATTTACCATTTTTTCCTACAATGTTTGCTCTAGTTAATTGTCTTTCTAGTGATCCCATAAAAGCCATTCTTCTAAATAGATGTTCTTGTGTTCTATTCATTACGTTTACGGTATCGGCTAAATTTTGAACACTTTTTGTAAAAGGGGTAGAATTTTTACCTAAAGCATGGCTTATTTCAGAGTAGTTAGTAAATAAATTATGATAATGAAGTTTGTCTACGTTTGTTAATATTTCTTCAATAGCTGATCCCGCTTCACCATTGTTTATTAAATGTTTAAACATTGCAAAAGAATCAGACATTCTTACAGATCTAGTGTTTTTAGTACCCTGATAAGTATTTACAGCATATGCTATGCTATTATCTATTAATCTAGCACCTGCATCCATAGGAAGTCTGCCTACTACAGACATAAAATTACGTACTGCTGTTTTAGGTTGAGATACCATAAGAGCTCTTCTAAAGTTGTCAGATACTCTTATAACCTCAAAATAAGGATTTCCACTCGCAGCAGCTTTTTCTAATTTAATTCTATCTCTTTCCGCTTGCTTTATAGAATAAGTAGTATTTTCTCCTATCTTTCTTGTATCTATTATTTGATTTGTATAAGTAATTTTTTCTCCAGGTCTGCCTGAAACTTTATCAAAAGAAGCAGCACCTTTTTCTATTTCTTTAGAAAATTTATTTATTTTTTGTGTAAAGTTTCCCCACGATCCTAATAGTTTACCTGCATCAGATATAGAAGACCACCACATGTATCTAAAATCATCTATTCCTATATCGTATTTATCCATAGTTTTTTTAAAAGAACCTAAATCTAAAGGATTATTACTAGACTCGTCTAAAGCTAAAAATATTTGACGAGTAACAGAAGCTTCCTCATGTATTTCAGGAAGACCTGCTTTTTTAGCTTTAGCATTTAGTTTAGCTGCTTCTTTTTTTGTTGTAGGACCAAGTTTAAAATTATTAGTCTGCATAACTTCATCCATAGCGTACACTAAATTATCATTTATTTCAGTTTTAATTTGAGCTCTTGTGTAATCTGTTAGTCCTTCACCTATAGCACTGTCTATTATTTCTTTACCTTTTCCATCTATGTTTTTCCATAAATTATCACTTTCTTCTGCCATTTCTTTTGTTAATGTTGCTATTCTTTCTTTTGCACCAGGATTATTTAACAAGTATTCCTGTTTATTGTTGTTTATTTCAATAGCTCGTGCACCATTTTTATTTATAGTATTTGCTGTAACATTTGCTGCTTTTCTAGCTTGCCATACTGCTAAAGGATATGCTATACCTCCTGCAAAAGCAGAAGAAACTCCACCTACAAAAAGAGCTTCAGGCATAGAAAAAGCCTCTCTTGTTTGTAAGTCTATATCTTTTCCTGCTGTTTCTACCCCTTGCATACCTAAATTAGTAACAGTGCCTATTGCTCCTTCTACTCCTGCAGCAATCCCTAATTGTCGCATGCCATATTTTTTAATAGCCTCTTCACTAGCAGTATCTATAAGTTTATTTGTTCCTTTTTTAGTTCCTGTTTTGTACGCACCTTTTTTTACAACTTCTTTAGCTGCTACTTTTCTAGCCTCGTTTTCAGCAAATTCTTTTATAGCTTTTTTACTAGGTGCTTTTCCTAATTGTTTTGTTTGAGCTTTTACAAATTGTTTTATAGCTTCTTGGGTAAGTTTACTTCCTGTCATCTGAGCACCTTTACCAAATCCACCAGTAAATACAGATCCCCATAAAGAAGGAGATTTAGCTAAACCTTCTAAATAATCTCCAAATGCTGTAAAACCAGATTCTGATCCACCATAACCTTCGTAAGAATCAAAAAGGTCACGAGACTGTCTATAGTTAAGAAGTCTATCTTCTTGTTTAAAACCATTTCTTTCTTCAGTATCTCTTACATAAGATAAATCTCTAAATACAGTAAATTCATTACCTATATCAAAAGTACGATGATGCTCTAAGAATTTTGCAGTAGCTTCTTTGCTATCTTTAATTTTAGAAGAAGTTTTTTCTCCATATACCATATCAATAAAAGGTCTTATAACACTGTCTTGAGCCTCATCTGTAAGAAGGTATTCGTAAGTAAATTTTTTTTCTGCCATGGATTATCCTCTATCCCCACCTTGATTTTCGCCTTGATCTTCGCCTTCTATAATTCCTGTAACTGCGTTTGCTCCACGGTCTATTAACCCATCAGTAATGCCTTTTACTAAATTATTAGGAGCACCAATAATGTCAATAACTTTATCTGCGTTAAGTTTTCCTTTTGAGAGTCCAAGATTTTTACCAAAGAAATTTAATAAATTTGTGGTAGTTGCTACTCCACTTGTTAGAACTGTCGTAGCTACATTTAGAGGACTAGTAACATCTAAATATAATTTACCTAGCTCTGCTGCGTTATCTACTTCGCCTACTAAATACTCTGATGCTTTATCTTTTGCCTTATCAAACAAAGAAGGTTTTTTTATTAAAGATCTGTCTGCAACAGTCTCGTCAGTAGAAGTTTTTAAATTAGTCTTTATCTCGTCTTTAAGAAGTTTTTTTCTTTCTGTATCTGCATAGTTATACATTTTATCATGTTCTTCTTCTCGTTCTTCAACAGACATAGAACGATCTCCTGCTAAGTCTTTTTCCATCATATTAGAGTCTTGTATACTAAAATCATAAGAATCAAGTCCGTAGCTGTTACTTCTACCTCCTAATCCTCCAAATCCTCCAAAGCGAGATCCTCCGCCTCGTGTTCCTATAACTACTGTTTCATCTATTGCCATTATTCAAGTTCTCCTAACTGTTTTGCATAGCCCATAATAGTACTATATTCTTCCATGCCGCTAATGCCTTTAATGTTGTTACCTAAAGAAACTGCTTCAGTAATTAATTCTCGTGCTCTTTCTATTTTATTTTGATTTATTTGAACTTTAACATTTCTAGCAATAGTTTTTATTCTACTTGTAGCTGCTGCAGAATCAACAGCAGAACTTACAACGCTACGTATTGTAGGGTCTTCAGCACTATCGTTACTGCTTTCCTCAATTGGAGAAACATTAAAGTCTTCTAGAAAAGGATTGTTTTCCATAGAAGATGCAACTTCATTAAAATTTTCAGTGTCAAAAACTTTATTCATAAGGTCTTGTGCTTGATTAATTTTTATGTTTCTTTCTGATTCTAATTGTTCTTCTGTAAAAGGTACTACTTTTTCAGGTCCTACTTCAGTTTCTACTTTTTCAGGTTCTACTTCAGTTTCTACTTCAGGCTCTACTTCAGTTTCTACTTCAGTTTCTTCAACGCCTCTCTCTCTTGCTTGGTTAAGTGCATATTTAGTAAATTTTAATTTTTTTATGTTTTTTAGTACGTTTTGTGTATCTATCTCAAGAGTGCTTAATTCTGTAAATTCATCTCCATCTATAAGAGACTTATCATATGCATCTAGTATTCTTGTTTTAACTCTTTTAGTTACCTCGTTCTTTTCTATTCCTATGTCAAGTTTTTTTACTATATCTTCTCTTAAAGTCTTATAATTGGTTGTTGCTGTACGATCTGCAACTTTAGGTGGATTTAGTAAGAATTTATATTTAGTTTGTATATCTTTTCCAAGGATTGATAGCCCGTCTTGTAGTTCTTGATAATCTATTAATATCTCTGATACTTCACCTGCATAAGCTACAGTAGGACCTACCATTACTTTATTAGTTCCACTGTTATCTGCTACAGAACCTATAACTGAAGTACCTGCATTCATAGCTATTGCAAACCATTCAGGAGCAGCTTCAGATATAAAAATTCTTCCTTGTGAATCTGGGCTAAAATAAGTTTTAAACTTTGTTGTTTGTAACTCAACATTTTTTGCAAAAATATTAGAAGCAGTTAGATACGCCACACCACTTCCTGATAAATCTCTTCCACTAAATCTTCTTTGATCTCCTTTATATACATCTGCTATACCGTACATATTTAAAGCATTTTCTTGACTTCCTCCAAAAGCAGTAGCCTCTCCTGGTGTAATTCCATATTTTCTAGCTACTTGTTCTGCAGCATAATTAGGATCGTTTTTAAATATTTTTTGAAACATATTTCTGTCGTCTCCAGGTATTTCTTCAGGCTCAGGCTCAGGTTCAAGATTTCTTTCTAATTCTCCTTTGTTTAGTACATATAAAGAGTTTCCATTTAAGTTAGATTGTTTATACACGTTTAGTAAATCTTTATAGTTAGTAGTAGCGTAGCCATTATCATTTGTTTGATTAAGAAAATTTTGGTCAAGGTCATATGCCATATCATAGGCTACCTTTTCAGATACTGGTTCATTTGTTAGAGGATCAATTACGTTATCTTTTACCATATCTTGAGCTACTTTTAATAAAACATTATCATATCTAGTAACAGCAGTTTTTTTAAGTTTTAATGCTTCTATATTTTCTTTAGTAGTCTGTTCAAGAAGACTAAATCCAGCGTCTCTTTCAGTTTTTTGGTCTGCTAATCTATTTCTAACAGCAGTTGTTGTACCTGCAACTAATCCTTTAAGAATACTCATTATACACCCCTTGACATTATGCCTATAATAGGCTTATCTTCTACTATTACAGCTTCTTCAACATCACCTTCTATAGTATTTTCTTTTTCATTTTTTATTTCTTTAAGTCTTCGTTTAGCCTGAGCTAATAAAGGTTTTTTAACTCCTTTATCTACGCCTGTGTTTATATCTACATCTGCTTCTAAACCTATTAATGTTATCATGGCTGCTACAGGAAACTCTATCATTTCTCCTATATCAGGATTCCATAAATTACCAAACCACCCTCCTTTAGAAATACTTTTTGCTAATAGTTTTGGAGTAGCGTTAGCTTCTAAAAGATCTATTATTTTTTCTGTTGTTTCAGGTCGTACTAATAATTCTTCTACGTAATCTAAGACTTGTTGAGGATCAGTCATTTTAGGAGGCTTATCCCAAGGAAATTTTCCTGGAGTTTCTGTAAGAGATATTCCAGGTAGAGGAGCTTTAAAAGACTCTTTTTTTTCTGTGGTAAGGGTTGCTGTTTTTTTCATTGTGTTTCCTATGTAAATGATTTAACCAAAGCTGCTGCAGCCTGTTTCTTTTTTCGTTCTACTGCATTAGCGTAAGAATAATAATTAGCTATAAATCCAGGATCAAACTTAGCTAGGTTAGCTGCTTTTCTATTTTGTTTTAAGGGCATGCTAGGAGAGCTACTAAAAAATTTACTGCTTATACCAAAATCTTTATAACTCATTAATTGAGATTCATATACTTTTTCTCTAGCTTCTCTTGCTAAATCTGCATCAGTAGCTTTTCCATCATTTCCTGTTAGTTTATCTATTGCGTCATTTATCCAACCCATTGCGTTTCTCCTTATTCAGTAGGTGGAGGTTTATTATAGTCTATAACAGCACCTATTATATCTCCAATAAGACCTCCTATGCCTGATGCTACATTATAATCCATAGTATCTTCAAAGAATTTTTGTTGTATCTCAGATTGCATTATAGCCATAGCTAAATTAAATTTTCTATCTTCATCATTTTGTCCTGCATTCCACGCATACGTAGCTTCATCTCTATATTGTTGCCATATATCAGATAAAGCTTGATTAGATAAATTTAATAAGTTTTGAGTGTTAAATTGATTTTGTGCATTTATGCCTGCAGTATTTAAAGTATTTAACTCTCTTCTAAAATTAACATTTGACTGCTCTATTTCAATAGTATTTTTAGCATTAAATTGTTCTCTTTGATTTTGTAATGTAGTATTAAACTGCTCTAAAGCATTTGATTGTCCTGAATTAAATTGTTCCATTGCATTTAATTGAGTAGAATTAAACTTTCTAATGTCTGCAGTTAAATTTTCATAGAATTGTTCTACTTGGTTTTCACTAGTTGCATTAAATTGTAGTGCTGCATTTTGAGCTGCTTGATCAGATAATAAACCTTGTTGTAGCTGTTGAGAATACAATATAGTAGCTTGTTGATCATTTGTTAGATTAGCTATATTCATAGATAAAAAGTTTTTAGCATTTTCTACTTGAGCTGCTTGTCTATTGTTAAATTCTACATTATCCATTTGAGAATAGTTTGCAGCATTTTGTAATACACGAGCCTGATCATAATCTAGGTTATTTAAGTTTAATGATTCCAATAATTTAGAATTAGAAAATACCCGTGTCTGTTCTGCAGTAAAATCTAGGTTAGCATTTTCAGCATATCTAGATGCTTTAATTATATTAACCTGTTGTATATTGTCAAGTTCTTTTCCCTCTAAA